CGCTGGAAATAAAACATCATGGAAGAAAAGCTTGTTATCGACGCAGAACGTCAAAACACAGGAACAACTTGGACTCGCAATTCTTTTTTTGAAGAAAATGGTTATTTAATATTAAAAGATCTTTGTGATCCTCAAACTATGGAAGAAAAACCTCCAAAAGACAGGGGACAATTAAATTACTGGGGGAAAAAATTAGATCAAGTAAATCATGTCCCAATTGAAGAACAAGTTAAAGGATCCTTGTCTCGTTACTGGTACCCCAAATATAGAAAAATACACACTGAAATTAAGAATAAATTAGAGCAAAAATTAGGAAGATCTTTATATGAAACGTATTACTACGATCGTTTTTATTTTCCGGGCCAGGACTTAAAAAAACACGTAGACCGAGACGCATGTGAGATTTCAGTAACAGTTCATATAAGTACAAATTTAAAAGGAAAAGAGAAAGAATGGCCAATCTTTGTTAAAACACCTGATATTTATATTGACGAATCAAAAAAAATAATTTCAAAAAAAGGAGAGGAAAAAGGCGTGATTTTAGCTCCAGGAGATGGCATGGTTTACAAAGGATGTGAAAGACCCCACTGGAGAACACCAATGCCAGGAAAGCGAAAGTGGTTTGAGTTATTTAAAAAAGACGACTTTTATTATCATCAAATATTTTTTCATTATGTACTGCAAGATGGATGCAGATCTCATTTTGCTTTTGACACATTAAGGTAAACGTTAGGTCAATGTTTTATAATTAGACAAAGAAGCACTTTTTATGGCTGATACTTTTTTTTGGCATATTATCAACCTCAAGAGAGAGATTGATACCGGTTTTGTTTCAAACGTTGTCTGGCAATTGAACGCAACACGACAACCCCTTGGAACAAATTTTGTTACTTCAACGCCTACAGGCGTGAGCGGAGAGGTTTTGGATAGTGTTACTTTCCAGGAAAATAATGGTCCTGTTCTGTCCGCCTCGCAAGCAGGTTCCACGGATTTGCCAAAACCTAATCCAGATATTTTTGTTCCTTATGAAGATTTGACGGAGGCCTTAGTTGTTAATTGGATTACAGATTTTCTTGGAGAAGAAAATGTTTTAGAGTTAGAAAACGCTTTAAAAATTGATTTGGATAATCAAGAAAATCCAAAAACGGCAAATGGAACTCCCTGGTAATTATGAAATAAATTTAATTTATGCGGCAGAATATTTTAAAAAACTGCCGCATCAAATTAAAGCTTGGGAATGGCTTCAAACAGCTGTTCCCAAGGATGTTATTGATGAATTTGCCAGGCGATACAGAGATGCTCCTAAACCAGCAGAACAATTTCCCAATACGTGGGAAGGTGTTCTTGCAGCAGCAAAGAAAGCCGGTGCAAAGTTCCCGGAATGCGTTGCTGCTCAGTGGTATTTAGAGAGTGCGCAAGGAAAACATCTTTCATGCACCCATAACTACTTCGGTATCAAATCAAAAGATGGAGAAGGTTGTTACGTCTCAACTCAGGAAGTTTACGGTGTTCAGACAGTAACCATCAAAGATTGGTTTAAAGCTTTCGATACGTTGTATGACTGCGTTGATTACCTGGTAACTCGTTGGTACAAGGACTACAAGGGATATAAAGGTGTTAATCGTGCTAGCAATCGTAATGAATGCGCACGTTTGTTGAAAGAAGAAGGTTACGCTACTGATCCTTCGTATAGTACAAAATTAATCCAGATCATGGATCGCATGACTGGAACCCCTGGTAATACAGATAAACCAAAATTCAATCCCTGGAGCCCATTCACTTATAAAGTCACACCTAACATTACGTATGGAGAGTTGACGCTCAACCAGGAAGCACGTCGATTCACCAAGCAATACCAATGTGACGTAGCACTAGAGCTCTGTCAGTTCCTTGAAAAAGCCCGTAGTGCGTTTGGTAACAAACCATTGATCATCACCAGTGCTTCTCGTCCGGAGCCCATCAACACACAAGTAGGTGGTGCCAAGAACAGCGAGCACACTTATAACGCACCATCCAAAGGAGCCGTTGACTTCTACATCGAAGGAGTCGACATCTATAAGGTGCAAGCCTGGTGCGACAAGAACTGGCCTTACTCAGTAGGATACGGTGCACCAAAAGGGTTTGTGCATCTTGGCATCAGGGAAGGAAGGCCTCGCGTACGCTGGGACTACTGAGATGAAATGTAAGAAAGATCCGCGTATACGCGTCAATATGTGCTGGGAACTTGGTGACGAAAAAAAGTGCGTCACTCTTGAGAAGAACAACGCACTTGCAACTCGTGATTGGGTGGAAAAGCAAGGTGGAACTGTGTTTTGGTTCCAGGCCCTGCCTGATTGATCAGCGCTGCTTGGCGCGACCGATGTTCAGAGCAATAAACTCAAGGACTTTGTAAGCCTTACGCAGGATGTCATCATCCTTAGGCGTAGGAGTCAGAGCGCAAATAGCAGAAGCTGCCGCATGAATTGCCAGTGCAACTTCAATGTATTCGTTAAGTTTGTGCATGGGTATCTCCCGTTTCTTTCATTCTAACGGTCGAATATATTTTCCTCTTGTACTGCAAAAAAATCTTCCCAATCTTTTTCGGTTGCGTCTGTGATATTTGGATTGGAGTATTTGTTTTCCTCTTTGTTTAGTTTTTGTTCTTCTTCAGACATCGTAAATGCGGCAACATGGAGCGCTTGGATTCTTTTCACAATAACGCTTCCAAGCCATCTCAGGTGAATGCTTCTGTTTAAATACAGACAAAAGACGTGTGATCATGGCCTATTTGTCAGTGGGATAAAGAGATCCGGGAACTTATCATCAGGGTGATGTTGTGCGTTCCAGGCATCCCTCCATTCTGACAGTGTATGATCGTGAATAATATCAAGGAAAGATTCGTTTCCGTATTCAAGTAAGAAGAAGTCATTGGCAGCAATACCAGCAGTGGTTTGTTGCCCAATCAACCACTCAGAACCATCCAAAACGGTAACAGTTACACCTGAAACAATCTCGCACAAATCTTGCGTAAAACCGTTAGGCTTCCCTGGCTCTGCTGAAATAACAGTATTAACTGTAACTGGAGAATCAACGGTTACTGTTGTGACTGGATCAATTGTTGTTTCTTGCAAGAACAACGTATAGTCTTCTAATGCCAAGAAAAGTTCAGTTTGTGCAAACTCAACAACAATTCCGACTGAATAATCAATCCGTTCATTGCGTGTGGAAGATACGCAAAGCAAATAACTTCCTGCAGGCAGTGGGTAGTAACGGTCGTCACCACGATCCAGGCGAACAGGATCAAATGAATTGTATAGATCAGACTGATGGCTCATTACCGTATCAAGATACGGAATATAAACAGAGCCAACATTATTCAACCCTTGCCTAATGGAATCTGCATCGAAAATCGGCAGTCCATTGACAGGGTTGGTATTTAAGTCGTAAACAGAAGTTTGAATGTAATTAGGTCTGGGACCACCCTTGGCAACAATGATCCAGGCAGGGCTAACCAAGTTGATGCGGAACCAGTGGTTATACGTACCACCGCCGTAACCATTCAGACCCACCTGGCTCAAAGGACCAAGCGTACCCGTCAAGTAACGCAAAGAAAGTTCACCAAACGTGCCAAGGTCCAGTGGATTTTCTTTTGTGCGTTGACGTTGACTAGTTTGATTGGATACCCGTGACACTTCTACCCAACAATCCTTATTTATTCATTGTACTCGGGGCGATTCTTGACGTATTCAGGGTTGGTAATGGGGTTTTTGTGATCTCTAAGAATCACCTTGGTCACATCCAGGCCGTTATGCTCCCCCTGGTTGAACATCATCAACTTTTTGGCTTCAAATTCCGTGACGCAAGGAGCAATCGTTTGAGGAGGAAAGTTTCTGTTGAAGCTTGATACCAAGTGCAGTGGGTTGCCGCACTTTTTGTTCCCGCACAGACGTGTCACCAACAGGGATCCCACATCCCCCCAGGCGCACTGGTAGATCGCCTTATGGATATTGACGTTTTCGGACTTCTGTTTGCTGTAGAGGGATCGGTAAGACGGAAGACACACGCGCTTGGGTGTGGTACCAGAGGGTCCATTGATTTCCCAACACTCGTCCGGGAAGGTGACGTTGACTTGCTTCCAGACCTTGGCGTACTTGATGCGGTAATCAGTCTGTAGGTAGTTCACATCAAATCCACAGACGTTACTGAGGATCTTCTTGGCGCACTCATAGCACCAATGCTCAGATGAGTCTCGGATGAGATGACCGTGAGGACAAGCAAACCCTGTGTAGTACCCCAGCTCATTGAGTCGTTCTTCCTCCAGGGACTCGATGGCGTTGACGTGCCTGAATCTCGCGAGTCCCAGCGTGGTTTCAAATGTCTTGATGAAGCTTGCCATCTCAGTTCAGAACGGTGGTTTGACGACGGTTGCGGCGAGTACGTGGTTGCTTTTCCTTCCGCGACTCAAGCCACAGCTCAGTAGGCAGCTCATGCTTGGGGCAATCCTCAGGACGCTTCACGTCTGCGTTCCTGGGGTCTTCGCCCGTACGCAGGTAGTACACGATGCGGTGGGCGTGCAGCTTTTGGTTGTCGATAGAGACCACGTAGTACCTGCCGTGGTGCTCCAGGTACCCAGCCATATCACCTTCTTTATGGCGACCAGTGGTTTCTGCCCACTCCAGGCCACTGGGGTACTTGTCGGTCAGTCTCAATCTTTGTTGCATGTATCTCAATGGAGGCATCGGTCGGTACTGACGGGCCATGGCAGGTAGGGCGGACTTTCGGACTTTACAGTATTATCTATCTTTCTATGAGCTAAATAACAACTCGTAGCATCTTGTCATTAAAAGGACTATGACATCTTATTTCCTATTGTCATTTACGCCACGTAAGGATTGAAATACCTCTAAAGTCCGAATCCCTGACCTGCGCTTTTGGTCTCATCATGAGACTGCCTTTCCATAAAAAAGCCCCTCGTTGCGTCGAGAGGCTTCATCCACCCATGCGGATCGTCCGGTCAGATCTTAGACAGCAGCGAGTGCTGCACCTTGAGACTTCCCTTTCTTTTTAGCTTTCTTACCCTTCGGCTCCAGCGTCACTTCCGGCTTCGGTGGGTTGAGCACCTCCTGGAACACCCCATCAAATTGTGCGGCAACCGTATCCCAGTTGAACTGCTCGTCCGTTGCGCGGATGTAGCACAGCTCAGCGACGGCATCCAGCTTGTCCCGATCTTCGTAAAGTTCGTTGAGAATCTCTGCAAGGTGTTCGGCGGAGGGGCAGGGCATCTCACGGGCAAAGTTGGTATCCACATCAACGTGGTCACAACGGATCAACTTGCCGTAGCCCTCGAAGATCTCCTTGCAAGAGGTGTGATCAGGCACAACCTGTGCCACACGGCAGGCTGCGTGCTCAAAGTTGACCAGTCCCCAGCCTTCACCTTTACAGGTATTGACGCCCACATCGACTGCTTGGTAAATGGTCTCCAGCATCTCGACGGGTACGGACGGCGGACCAGCAGTGGGGGAGGTCATGATGATGCGACCGTTGGGATCGAGGCCACGTTTCTGCATCTCACGTGCGAAGACCTGCATCACATCCCAGCCTTGGTCCTTGGTACCCATATGCAGGTACAGCTGGGTATCAGGTTTGTCCTTGGCAAATTCAGCAAAGGCGTCGATGGTGATGTCGATCCGTTTGCGGAACTGGTTGCGGTTGCCATTGAAAACGATGAAGGTATCTTCTTTCAGGCCCAGCTTCTTACGTGCTTCGATCTTGTCACCAGGCTTGAATTGACCAGCCGTCACACCGTGGGGGATGACGTGGATGGCCTTCTGGATGCCACCTTTAATGAATTCGTGGGCACCAAATTCCGTATAGGAGACCACTGCGTCCCAGTGATTGGCGGTATCACCAAGAGAACCGATCCAACCGTAAGAGTCCATGGGCATGTAACCCACGAACTTGAAGCCCATGCTCTTGTGGAGATCAGCGATCTGTGCGTACTGAGCGTTGATGATCCAGCAGTCATTGATTGTGAAGACCACATCCGGCCGTTCACGTTCAACGATCTCACGGATGCGTTCTTCACCGAAGGGCGCCTGCCGGAACCGATTAGACGCCGGGTACATTTTGAATTGTTCCTGCATGGGATCGGGATCCCCATACCAGTTACAACCCAAGACCACGATTTCGTATTGATCCTTGAGTCGTTCGATGACGTTATGGGTAACGCGGGCAAAACCCGTCATGGCAACAACGTCACCGACCCACAAAAGCTTCGGTTTTTTACTCATTAAATCGAGATATTCTCGATTAACTATACACAAACTGACGGAGTAATAGAACGTGTTAATTCCCGCTCTTCAGATGTTTTGGCTTTGAGCTTATGTTTTAAAAACTCAGCTGCCTTATGGGTATTTGTTGTGTCCCCGCAGGTATAGAGGTCGACGGCGGCGTATCCAATCTCCGGCCAGGTATGGATGGAGGCATGGGATTCGGCCAGCAGTGCCAGAAGCGTCACCCCTTGGGGCTGAAACTTCTCCCCAAAGATCCGAAGAATCGTTGCGTTTGACATACGCAGTGCAGTCTCCAACATTTCGGAGAGGTAGTCGTAGTCATCCAGGACTTCTGCACTGCAGTCATACAGATCCAGGATCAGGTGCCGCCCATTAGACATCTTGAATTTCTAGTTCATCCTCCATTTTCGCATTAGGGTCCACATCCAGTGACATCCCATAAAACTCTTTGTACTTTTCCTTATCGGACGCCACCTCTACGACGGACGGCCAACCTTCGTACTTCTCACTGGACTCACGTACTACCAGGTTGACGATCCGCATGCCCTTGGTATTACGCAGGGGGTAGGCATTGATCTTCAGCTGGTGCTTACAGATGTCGAGGAGTAGAGGTTCAAAGCGGTTACGCGACATGATGCCGACGTTGCACTGACGGCAGAACTCCGCATAGCTTGCGTACAGCCAGGTGTCCTTATTGGCGTAGATATTGGAGGCACCCATCGGTGCGTTCTTCGTGAAGCCAATGGCTGAGGTCACACCTGGGTCAAATACCACCTTGTGATCCAGCCAGTCGAGCAGTGGGTTGGAACGCAGAGTTTGAGTACGCTCGTACTTCTGGAAGAACTTCACCTTCTTGGAAGTCTCCATCAGGTATTCACGCATCTCATCTTCCGACATATCCAGCAGCCAGTTCACCAGACCAGGCAGCAGCGGAGAGAAGACACCTTGCGGTTCACCCTTGGAATTGAACTTGATCAGTTCCTTCTGTTCATTCGGTGCGCCGGTGAACGGACGGTCGAACGGAATGGTGAGACGACGACGGGCAAGACCAGAGGTGTAGTCGGTGGACTGAATCGCTTCGTTGGCGGTGATCATCACCATCCCGTGGTATTGGAATGGGTCCAGTGCTTCGCCTTGATACTTGCGCTCACTACGAATCCAGTCGTTACCGGTGATGGCTTTCAGACGGGATACGGAACCACCCCAACGGTCAGCATCCTGGAACAGCAGAAGCTTTTTACCCATGTAGGCCGCTGCTTCAAAGCGGTTCTTCTCCAGGTTTTCAAAGTCTGTAGAGTAGGTGTTGCTCTTACCGACCAGTGCTACTGCCAGGTTTGCGTAGGTGGATTTACCGGATTTACCAGGACCGACAATCTCCACAAACTTCTGGATCTCATAGCGCCCGAGTAGTGTTGCCCGCAGCCATGCACGCAATACCTGAGTGCGTTCCCAGCTGTCGTGTTGCGTGTGCTTGAGCCACTTCACAATGTCTTCACAGGTTGCCGCAGGGTTGTAGGCGTACGGCATTTGCTGCAGCATGTGCAGTTCCCGGTTGAAGGGAAGCAGCTCCCTGCTTTCAATATTCAGCACACCATTGGTGAATAGCAGAAGTTCAGTGCCGTCATACCAATCCTCAAAGGCAAGTACTGATTGCAGCTGTGTGTAGACATCGTTCATCAAGTTGCTTGTGAAGCCACTTGGCAGGAAGTCACCCAGCATTTGCAACCGGTGACGGATGTCACCTAATGCTTCGACCTTGGTGAGGGGAGACCAAAGACCTTGCGATTCTTTGGCATACATAAAGAATTGACCATGCGGCTGACTGAACAGCAGGTTCCCCCTATACTCCTGCAACAAGACATCCGTGATCTCACCAGATGAAGGGTTACGCGTACGTTGGTCTTTTCCTTCTTTCTTGTTTCGCCGGGACTCCCGTTGCAGCGAAGGAGTTTGCAGAGGAGCGGACGCTACAACTTCTTCAGCAACTTCAAGGGGCATGGCAAGATCCTGCTCTAATTCAGCCAGTAATTTCGAAACGTGTTCAAGTGTCTCATCATCAACATTCATCGCACGGGAGTTGTCAGGAGGAGGATTCCAGCCATTCTCTTTAGCGATATGAATCAGGGAGCCAAGGCCCCGGCCACCACCTTTTGAAAAGGAACGCCAACGCCTGTGGCACTCACCCTCGCGATACTTTTCGGAGTGCTTGGACCACTCATCCCATACGTCAAGGAGAGATTCATCGAGTTGATGGAGGGTCTGACCAACGGTGATCCAGATGTCGTAATCATCTGCGGCACCTGGGTTCTTTTCCAGTAATCCCCAGGTTGCTTCCGTTGCCAGCTGGATGTCCCGCTCCAGCGACACTTCCGAGTTGATCGCAAAACCAGGACCAATGACCCTGGTGCGCTCTTTAGCAGGAGTACCTTGTCTGACGTTTTTATTGATGATGGCGTTCAGTAGCCAGTCCGGAAATTCCGGCAGCTCTTCTGCCCACTCAAAACCTTGGTTTTCTGCAGTGAAGTAGCCATCGGTTTCAGGGTGCAGCCCCATCAGCACACCCTGATGCTTCTTCCAGAGGATCTCTAGTTTTTCTTTGTCTTCTTCTGCGTGCCAAGTGTACTTGTTACGGGCAAAGTGCTTGTGCTTTTCCCTGCTTAATTTGTAGAGCTTCCGTTCACGGCCAATCTTGCCGCTGAGGATGGTCAGGGTATCGGGCAGTGCTTCTTTGAGGGGAAGATCAGAAATTTCCTCAATCAGTTTGTAGACACTTGGGCCATCAACATCGACCCATACCAATCCATAGGGATGGTTGTAGACAGGGCCACCGAGCAGACCGATGGCACGGCACTCGCCACTGACAATTTCTTCTTCAATATCACGGACGCTGAACGGTTTATTTTGCCAGCCTTGAACGTAAGGATCTTTCTTGGCACCTAATGGCGTGAGCGGCCAATCAATAGGGATATAGCTCAGGTTGATTTCGCCTGGCTTCAGTGCTTGCTCGTTCTGATTTGTCATGCCTTACTTTTTTCCTCAACCTCTACTTTAAAGATTCGTTCCGGGAAGGAGCTATCTTTTACCAGCTGAAATGCATGCAGATGCATAAGAGTGGGCAGATAAAAACAGTCCCCATCCGTCGCACTCATCATGCGACTCATGAGACTATTTATCCACTCACCCGAATGAACGTTGATGTCCATGGGTGGGGGCTGGATTTGGGTGTTTTCTTATCCTACGGCCGCCAATCCGAGAGGACCATTACGCCTTTCGATAGATCAGTGAGTCTTATGCGACTCATTTAATGCGGGAATGGGATCAATTTCCTGGAACTTCCGCATCAATCTTTCGTACACCTGCAGGGCATCTTCCTTTGTAACAACAGCTGTCTCACATGCGACTTGCCATGCGTGACGTTCACGGCTCTCCATCTTTCCGTTCGGGTTCCAGGCCATCAGTGTACCAAGGGGCAGTCAACCGCATTTCACCGCCGAGCTTTTGAGACTCACCAGTTTGCAGCTTTGGATCAACTGGATATTCTCTGTAGATCGGTTTGTTTTGTTCTTCCCGTTCTAACTCAGATTGAATCCGGTTTTCAAATTCAATCATATCAAGCCTGGCCTTCAGCTTTGCTTCAAACCAAACTTTCTTCCACCACTTGATTACGGCATCAATAATGTCTGCGAATAGGGTCCGAATCATTTTGTTATAATGAATTTACATATAACTATAGACATGCAGGATTATTCCCTCGACCGTTTCAGCCAGCTGCTTGGCAACCTCAAGGCTCAAAAAGAAAACGAAAAGCAAGAGGGCGACGAGCGTGCAATTCGTTTCAACGAAGCAGCCGCCGATAGCGATGACGGCATGATGGAATAATACAGGTTTTGATATAATCAACTGATAGATTTTAGAGCAATGCGAGACACACGTACTGGCGCCGCCCGTAAAGGAACTCCTAAGGGTGCCGCTGTTGATCGAACTGGTAAAGGAGGGATGCCTACCCCCAAAGGTGGTAGTAGCTCTGAACCAAAGCCTGCACCTAAAGGCCAACCGATTGCCCCCCGTGGCACTAGCACAAAAACCCCAGCTGTAAAAGCAAAAGTAGAGCGAGCAAAAGCAGAACTTCGCGAAAAAGAAAAGCGTCAAAAGGAAGCAGAAGCTCGTCGTGCGAAGAATAAGAGTGAAGCACCAAAACTTGCTGGCCGCTACCGAAATTTAGCCGGCGGTTAAATTAGATCTGGATCGTACACATTGCAGTTTTCAATCTGCTTGTAGTATTCATCTACGATCTTGAGCCAATCCTCCCGGAGCATGTTGAGAAAGTTTCGGGAGATCTTGAAGACCTGGGTACGAGCTGGTGTTGAGACCAGGATTGCTGCCTGCTGCACCTTCATGCCCAGGGTCTGTTCAATTGCAATGTCGTAGGCCGCAAGTTGCTTGCAGGTCTTCTTGAATTTCATGTGACCACCGAGCAGATCCCTCCACTCCTGGGACCCCTTCTCCAGATCTTTCGGCCACTTACGGCTGTAGGGTTTAACGCTGGTCTTTAAGTCCGCGAGCGTCAGCTTGTTATTAGCCACAGCGATAATGTCAGGAGCACCAGCCCAAGCCCTGCCTTCGTCATCGCAACCCCAGACACGAGCGACATCATCAGCACCAATAGTGAAATCAAACTTATCGAGTACAGGAGACTCAGCCCAAAGGACTTCCTGGAACTGATCCAGAATTGATGGCATACCTGCCCAAAAGTCTGCGTATTCCTCCTTGATTTCCGGGCTTTTATTCCCTTTGAGGTACTGCTCCATACCATAGTGAATGGCAGTGCCCCGCTCGGCTGCTTGTTCTTTAACACCTGGATTTGCTTTCGACCACATTTCGAGCTTCCGTTTGTTTGCTTCGGAAGCTGTTTCGCTGATAATCGTAGTTACGGACGGCGCAGGTCCAGTGGGTAACGGAGTTGTATAGTGACGTTTTCCGTTAAGCGTAATTCTGGCTGCGGTCCTATTAAGGTCCCGCATCATCTCTGGTTGCTTATCCTTGGACTCAATCCAAGGATCACCTTGATTTATGTTAGCAACCATTGATGGTTTTGTATATTGCTGTTAGCTTAACGCATAAGTCAAGGCTTAGAAGATGGACGATTTTAACTATGCAATTGCCGCGATCCTTGGGGCAATGCTTGTTGTCGTTAGCATGGATGCCTTCATTTTCTTCACTGAGGTTGCTGCCCGGCGATGAATAAGTTTTGGTATGGAGTGAAGGGGTACGTCTCCTGTTTTGGCTGGATCTTTGGTGCGGTTCTCCAATACATCTGGGAGGAATGTCCCGACCTTAAGTTCTGGGAATGGCACGAGAATTTAGGTGATCATATCTGGTATGCAGAACGGGTGAATGGCCGTGTGGCAATGCTTGCTCTGTCTATTGTGCTGATCTTAGAATTAGTCTCACACGAATCTATTTGGGACTTAGTTTTATGCGCAACTTAACTCGTTTCTATTACGACTTCGACGAGGACTGCCGCACTGGTTGCTTCAACAACCTTGCCTACGAAGACATCGAAACGATAGATGCGGACGAATTTGAAGCTAAGCTGCGGGAACAAGACGTTCCGTACACACGCATCGACTTATGAAGGACTCCAAGATTGTGGCTGTGCTTTCGCTCTGGCGCGATAGTGAAGGCTACATCGATAGGTCCCTCAAGCAATTCGAAGCAATGGAAGAGGTCCTGCGTAAGGAGAACACCCGTTGCGTCTACAGCTTTTTTGAGAACGATTCCACTGATGAAACGCCTTATATCCTGATGGATTGGCTGCGTAATCGTAAAGGAATCCTGTTGGCTGAGAATATTGATGCACCTAAGTGGGGCAGCGTCTCCTCTATTGAACGCGTCCAGTATCAAGCTCGGTACCGGAACATGGCCTTGGCACCACTCGACACTTACTACAACTTTGATTACCTACTGGTTGCCGACAGTGACGTGCACTGGGAACCGGAGCTGATCACAGGAATGATCAAAGCCCTGGATGACAACCCCACATGGGGTATGGTCTCACCCAACACCACACAAAACGTACGTGATTACGTTGAGGATACCGACCGCCCCTCTTATTTTGACAGCTGGTCCCTCAAGGATCGAGACGACAAACAGTGTTTGACGTTTGCCGCCAACCCCTTCTTACATACAGAAGATCGCATGCGCTGGGACCAGTGCGAACCGGTGAGTTGCAATAGTGCTTTTGGTTCCATTGCCATGGTGAAAGCTGAAGCAATGGATTCAGAAGATGGCGTTGAGTGGGCAGTGGTTGATGGTGTGGAGCACTGGGAATTTTGCGCTGGCATCCGCAGCAATGGCTATGAAGTAATTGCAGATCCCAGGTTGCATGCCGAGGTTATCCACAAAAAAGAGGTGGTTCCCCACCCCGATATTGTAAAGTTTCACCAAGGCCGCCTTCAAGAGGCGTTGCTGATGTCGTAGGCAACCATTTCTTCCACCAGTTTCTCAAGGGTGGAATTGAGTTTCCACCCCAGCTTCTTCTGTGCATAACTGGAGTCGCCCAAGAGGGAATCAACTTCTGCGGGACGGTAATACTCAGGGTTGATACGGATCACAACCTGATCGAGCTTGGGGCAGTAACCGACTTCATCCAGTCCTTCTCCTTCCCACCTGATGGGTAGACCGGCCTGCTCAAATGCCATCTCACAGAAGGTACGCACGCTGGTCTGTTGACCTGTTGCGATTACGTAGTCGTCCGGCTCATTTTGCTGGAGCATGAGATACATCGCTTCCACGTAGTCACGAGCATGACCCCAGTCTCGTTTTGCGTCCAGGTTACCAAGCTCCACAAATTCCTGGCGCCCTTTCCAGATCTGACCGACAGCTTTGGTGATTTTACGGGTGACGAACTCCTCTCCACGCAGCGGTGATTCATGGTTGAAGAGGATGCCGTTGCAACCGAAGAGGTCGTAGCTCTCCCGGTAGTTGATCGTCAGCCAGTACCCAAAGAGTTTGGCGACACCATACGGGCTACGTGGGTAGAAGGGCGTCGACTCCACCTGGGGCACCTGCTGCACTTTCCCGAACATCTCGGAAGTTGCGGCCTGATAAAACTTTGGTTTGGCATTGGCATTACGGCAAGCCTCCAAAATATTCAGCACCCCAATTGCGTTCGTATACGAGGTGCTACCTGGCGACTTAAAACTGACACCAACGTGGCTTTGGGCAGCGAGATTGTACACCTCATCTGGTGCGAAGGCATCAACGGCCCTATGCACTGAGGTGGCATCCGTCATATCGGAGTATTCAAATTTGACGGTAGGGGGGATGTGGCCATGAAAGATCCACTTGAGTTTGTCTTTATTCCCTGGATTGGCATTGTTTCGAACGAGGCCCAGCACTTCGTATCCTTTTGACACGAGACTATGGGTGAGATAGGCACCATCTTGTCCCGTAATTCCCGTGATCAGTGCTTTTTTCATCGAAACTTTTGTCTATACTCATAACTATAACCAAGATGTAAAGCGGTAGAAATGGCTCAATTTGATTGGCCCCTCCAGAAAAACACCATTGGGGTGCAGGAGAAATTTGAGCTGACCAAATTCATCTTGACCAGTGACCGTTTTACCAACGGTCCCAAGTGTCGTGAGTTTGAAAACGAGTGGTCCTCCTGGCAGAAACGCCAGTTCTCTTTGTTTGTCAGCAGCGGTACCACTGCTAATACGTTGCTGCTGGACGCCGTACGTGAGTTGTATTTTGGCAAGCATGCCAAGTTAAAGATCTTCTGCCCTGCCGTGAACTGGGCTACGAACATCTCGACGTTCAAGCAGCAGGGCCACGAGATGTTCTTCTATGACATTGACTACGAAGCCTATTCGCCGTGCTTTGAATCTTTAAAGAGATTTAAGGAATTGGACATTGAGCCTGATGTGATCTATGTGACGCACATCATGGGGTTTGCCAATGACCTGCGGCAGATCAAAGAGTACTGGCCCGACGCAATCTTGCTGGAGGATTGCTGCGAATCCCATGGTGCCCTGGATCTTGACGACGAAAAAGTCGGCAATGCAGGCCTGGGCTCAACTTTCTCGTTTTACTTTGGGCATCACATGACCACCATTGAAGGCGGCATGGTCTGCACCGATAACGAGGAGCTGTACAACCTGATGCGTGCCAAGCGTTCTCACGGTATGTCTCGTGAGATGTACGGCTCGTACCGTCTGGCAGAAGAAGCCGCTGCCCCTGATATTGACCCGGCCTTCCTGTTCCCCACCGAAGGATATAACTTCCGCAATAACGAGTTGGGCGCAGTGATTGGCCTGGTGCAACTAAAGAAACTCGATAAGTTTGTCAGCAAACGCCAACAAAACTACTTTCAGTTCTACATGCACATGATGGATCACCCCTGGATCAAGCACTTACCCAACCCGTTTGGTAACAGTGCCATGACCTTCCCGTTCCATTGTGTATCATCTGAGACACGCAATTACCTGATCAAGCATCTGCGAGCGATTGGCGTGGAGACACGTCCCTTCCTGGTCGGCAACCTACTCCGTCAGCCTTTCATGAGGGATTACAAGAAAAGTCCGTATTTGCCCAACAGCGAGGAGATTCACGACCACGCCTTCTATATTGGCAATAACCATTTCATTACAGAGCGCCAGATCAAAGCCCTGGCCAAGGAGTTGCACTCATGCGCTGCCTGATCTCAACCATCATTCGCAACCGAGCCAAGCACGTTTCCACCTGGGCCAACCAGCTGCAGAGCCTGTGTGATGTGCACCAGGATACCGTTTTTGATCTTGTTGTCCTGGAGAACGACTCAAACGATGGTACCAAACAGGCGTTGAATGCAGTTGAGCCCCTGCTTAAAAAGAAACTGAACAAGGTCAACATTGCGATCCGCAACTTTGATTGGCCTTACTTCCACTCCATCAAGGCAGAAGAACGGGTCAAGTACCTGGCCATGGCACGCAACAAGACCTTATCAATTGCCGATGAGATTGTTGGCCTAGAGGCTTACGACAAGGTGATCTCCATCGAACCCGATGTGACGTACAGCACCGTAGACGTAGGCCGGATGATTCATTCTGACCTTGATATTGCATCTGGCTACAGTGTTCTACCCCAAGGCATGGGTGTACCGGACTGGATTTATGACAGCTGGGCTACCAGGGTTAATGCTGATGACTCCGAGTATTTCGGCCCCAAAATTTCGGAGCTCCCCGATTGTCTCCCCTTAGCGGCCACCTTCAATTGTTTCTGTGTTTACAAGGCAGATCCGATTGCACAAGGCATTCGTTTTTCGGAAATCAACCCAAAAACCAAGCAATGGGATTGTGATACCACTACCATCTGCATGGAATTTGCCAAGAGAGGGCATGACAGAATTGGTATGTACAAGGTACCAATCCTTCATAAGCCCTAATGTATATCGTTGCCCCTATAGTAAGAACACCCAAAGAATCCGAGATGTCTCTTTCTGCTCAAGTCAAAGAGTCTGTCATGCAGGCATCCGATAACTTGCGTGATGCGATTGCATTTGCTGCCCGTGGTGAACACCCCATCGTGATCAGTATGTTGTCTGACATGATCACTAGGCTCGAATCCCTGGAGCAAATGGACGAAATCATGGAGAAGTTTGGTGGCCGAACAGAAAAGAAAATTTAGGCAGCCAACGGAACAAGAAAGACTAGAAGAATACTTCTGGCAGTTAGAACGACTGATACCCAATCCTCCAAAGGATTGGGCTAAGTCTGCTCGTCCATGTAAGTGGGCTAAAATATTAGAAGAGAAGAAAAATAATCCTGATGTCTCAGGAGAGTGGTAAGTATACGAAACCAGAGTTACGCGAGCGTATCAAAGATCGTGTGATGGCTGGATCGAAGGGCGGAAAGCCTGGGCAGTGGTCTGCCCGTAAGGCTCAGCTTGTGGCCCAGGAGTATAAGGAAGCAGGCGGCGGGTATAAAGGAGGTAAGGGTGAGAAGCAGAAGTCCCTGGAGAAGTGGGGCAAAGAGAAGTGGATGACGAAAGACGAATACGAGAAGCGCAGTAAAGCTAAGTCTGCTGCAAAGAAATACAAAGAGAGTAAGTGATGGGTAACTTATTTCAACAGCTTTTAAATAAGGTTAACCGTGGTTACGGTCAAGCAGACAAGAATTTATTTGGTGGGTTGTTGCCTGGTGGTGCAGCAACACCTATAGGTGCAGCATTACAAAGATCAGGCATTCCTAAAAATAGACAGCCAAGTGATTTTGAGCGTAGGAAAGCATCATTAATTGATGCAGCGGCTACTGCCGTAAGTAATTCCCAACCTTTTGTTGAGAAAACAATTAAAGCATCTCCAGAATCGGTACAAGGTGCAATTGCTTCTGGATTAAATGCGCTTCCTTTTAGCGTTAACTTATTTGGTAGGTATTACACAGGTTTAGGCGATAAGAATCTTCAGATACCCGAATCCGCAACTCGTGGCATTAAACAAGTTTTAGATACTTCTGTTGCAAACACTCAGAAAAGAATTAAAGAATCAGAATCAACAATAGAAAATTTATCTAGCATGTTGACTGCAGTTCGTAATAAACAATATCCACTTCAACAAGCAACTGCATCAGGTCCATTTGGTGGGTATGTACCACCAGCAGAAGAGATAAACAATGCTTTAGCCGAAGAAAAAAGTAAGTTAAACAGGATAAAACAAGGGGATATTCCTTTTTATGGTTACTCAGCAACTGACAGTAATCCTTTGACTTCACCTGCTACTTCTTTTGGAAGTCTGTGGTTTAGCCCAAATCAAAACGGATATAGATCAAACGAAAAATACGATTTTGTTTACGGAGCTGCTGATGCAAAAGTTCCAAGTGGACCAGATCCAATGGGAGTTACCTTCTTAGATCCTTCTCAAGAAGCGGCTTTAAATGCTGCAATGGGGATACAATTACCAGGAGGAAAAAAACAAATGGTCACAACAACAACGCATCCTCTTACCTTCTTTGGTCGTTCAGTTGTGATGAAGATGCCAGATAAATCGTTTACATATCCAATTAACATTCGTTAATTATGGCTGATAAAGCTATACAAAAGGGATATACAAAGCGTTACCTCCCAGAGAGTGCGTGGGCTTCTTTATCCAAAGAAGAACGTCAGGAGACGGATCAAAAGAAACGTGCTGCTAGTCGAGAAGGAAAGCAATTTGTACCGAATACAGAGAAGGCAAAACAAGCCGGTCGTGCCGCCCGTCGTTATAAACAAAGTAAGTAAATCTATAATCAAAAGAGATACTTAAAGATTCATGGCACAAGCTAAAAAGCCAGCTGCAGGCAAGGCAGTTCCCCCTAAAGGTAGAGCGGTTCCTCCCAAAGGGAAAGCAGGTGCCACCGATAAGCAAGCTGCTGCTCGCGACAAGTTCAAAGAGATGATTGCAAAGAAGAAGGAAGCTGCCGCGAAGAAGAAAAAATAGTGATATCCTGACACAGGAGCAATTCAGCTCTGGGACTAATAGTCGAAAAGTCCCTCCACGTTACGAACGTGGCGCTTACGGCAGCTGAGTGAGAAGGAAGTTATGATCCCGGTATAACAACCGGGATTTTTTGTGACTACTCTTGTAGCCAACGTACCACCAGTCAAGGTGTGGGTACGCAGGGAGTATTTACGTGATCTGCGGGATGGGCATGGTGAGTACACGCCCGGCTATTGGGTGACGTGTAAATCCCTTACGGGTCGTGCCCTGTACTTTGAGACCTACTTGACGGAGTACGGTGCGTTGTATGACAAGCTTCCTATCAGTGCATTTCTTGCATGGGATCCCAACCATCCGAAAAAACCAGAAAGTCCAACACCAGACCTGGAGCTAACTGACCTGCAGTTTTGGAATGGATTTGATCACGGGCTTACGGTCATTGAAAAGAACTTGATCTTCAATATGGAGTTTCAAGTGATGACGCGTAGTGCGGGTGTAATGAAGGGCACATACTTATTTACGATTGACAATTATCATCCTCATAGAAACGAACCCGATTTCTACTTTGCGGAGTTCCCCGATGAGCACAAATCCCATAACATTGTGGCTCTGGACAACGGTCAAATTGGTGCTTATCCCAATAACCGTTGCCGCATGTGCGATCCATCACTGACCAATCACAACCTCAAGACCCCAGACTTCAAAGTATCTACCCGTTACTTTGATGTGGAGCATGCGCCCAAATGGGGACGCTTGGGCGAACAAGATGATTACTTCTGGAAGACACCCAACGAAATAAACACAGAAAGTTAACGTAATTAGAATAGAGAAAAGCAATACAGCAATGGCGCGTTCTACTGATTTCCTTTATCGATACCGTGACGTTTTAAACAAGTTACGTTCTGATAAGGATTCTGGTTTATCCAATAAGCAGGAGCGCCGTACTGCGGCAAGGCAAGCACGTTCTGGCATCCGGAAAGATAAGGCTGCCGCCGCTGCTGCTGGTAATATTTATCAATCTCCTGCTGATAGAGCAGCTTCTGTTGCTGCCATTCCGCAAGAGTTCATTGATCGTTATGGCTCTCAGGCAGGAAGTATGTATGCCAACAGCCAAGTTAAGAGCGCAGATCTGAACAAACAATACGCTGCCGTTGGTGCAACCCAACAAGATATTGATCGTTACGGCAGTGATGCCTTAGATGTGGCGCGTGCACGTCAGTTAAACGAACTTCAAAAAAGTCGTGGTTTAGAAAGATTGACCGCTGGTTCACCAGAGCAACGTCAACAAGCTTTGGATGAAAGCTATCGGTTGGCGCAATCGGCTGGTATTCCTGCTGCCCGTGGATCCAAGGAAGCAACTCGTGAGTTCTATACCAAGGAGTTTGCAAAGTTTGGTGATAATCCAAACGTGTTTGGTATGAAGGATTTACTTGAGATGCGCAATCGTGGCGAGAGTGAAGGCGACATTCGTCGTATGGCTTTAACCATTGGTGCCGTTGGTCCTCAGGCCCAGAAAGCATTAGGCCTTGGCTATTTGAACCGCAACTTCTGATTTGACAAGTTGGTATAATAAAAAAGTTCCCGCTCTCTTTTGATCGGGCTAAGTCCTGGGAAACCAGGCCGCCAGTTCTGAGGTCCGTCGTTGGTTGCGGGTTGCCTTCCCTGGCGTCAGCGAGAATTAGCGCAGTTTGGTAGCGCATCTGCTTTGGGAGCAGAGGGCCGCAGGTTCAAATCCTGCATTCTCGATTATTCAGATTCTCGATAAATTGCGTTTATCAAGAATCCTGATAAATTATATTTACGCGTGCACAAAAACTATACGTGGCTTGGGCTGATGCCAAAAAACGTATCGATAAGAATCGACAAAAGCTTCTGGAGTACAAGAAGACTTTGCAGTGCGAGAAGTGTGGGCTGGATGATCACCGCGTCCTTGAGTTCCACCACGTAGGTGATAAGGATAACAACATTTCAAGTATGGTGAATCACGGTTACGCCTGGAGCAGGGTAGAGCAAGAGATCGAGAAGTGCATCCCTCTTTGCTGCAACTGCCATCGCCTGGAGCATTGGGAATCTAGTGTTCTTCAAACACATATTCCATAATGCATCCATAGAGCTTGGACTTCATTTCAGCCAAGAACTCAACTTCAGGTGAATCAGTGTCCTCAGGAGGCCACTGTTCATGAACTGATTTAATTGTGTTGTAAAGAAACCGGAGACCTCTGATGTCCAGCTCAATAGTGCAAGCTGACTTGAAGGTCATCAACCATTCCGCAGCGTTGCTTTGACAAACCAAGCAGCTTTAAAGGCTTGACCACAGAGGTCAGCCATGTAGTTCTGGATATCAATAGCACCGACCTTAGCAGCGATGGGCTCCAGCTTTTTGGTCTTCATGCCCAGTTCTTCCAGGTTCTTGTAGTACGTGGCGAGTTGATCCGTACCTTTATAGCTGGTAACGTGTTGAATACCAGGGCCAGCATCAGCTAGACCCCTGGCGCACATTGGCAGCAGGTAGTCCATGCTGCGAATGAATTCAGCAAGCGTATCAAACTGAGTCTGATGAGCCTCGTATTGGTCTCCAAGGAATGCGTGCACCCCGAGGAAGTTCGACCCCTCGTAGTTCAGGTGAATCAGATGGGCCTGTGTCTGAAGTTCCTTGAGGTAGGAACACAGGGAGATGCACTGCTGGATGAATGCCCCGACATCACCATTCTTTGATTTACCAGGAGCTTTTGGCTTCTCTTGTGGCTGAGGAGCAGTTTGAGGAGCGGGGGTTTGAGCTACGGGAACCGTCTGGGGGCCGGGGGTATACATAGTCTTAATGCGCTTTTTCTAGTTTATCAGCGAGAAACTTCTTCCCAATCCAATGCTGAGAAGACAGTATCACCATCTGATTTAGAGGCAACAGCAAAGATCAGTTCTGTTGGTGTACCTGTAAAAGAATCCCGTTCCAGCTGGTACTTAAACAGTTGATCAGTCGTCAGCTCTAATACGTTTTGGCCTTGTGTATTGGCGGAGATAAAACCTGCAGCTAGTGTGTTACCACCGGAGATGGAGACACCGCTGAGGTTGTATTCCACAGGAGAGTTCGTGCCAGCACTGGTCCACGTACCACCAGACACGGTACCGCCTTGGATAACCTTCCAGTTAAAGACAGCGTTGTTCCCTTGTCCAAGCATGCTTAACGCATTAGGAATGACAACAGCATCAAGACGTGTGGACTTCAGGCGGATGGCCGCCGCTGGATAGAACACACCACTGTTGGTGCAAACACGTGGCGAGTTAAGTGCGTTGGATGCAGAGTTGGCATCCCCACGAACTTGATACCCACCTTCTGAGATGACGGTGGAGCAGATTTGCTTGAGGGTACCGCTTGCGCTGAGGGTATTCAGTGCCTCAATTTCGTAACGTGCCGGCAGAGTTGCTGTTGTGATGTAGGTACCAGGAACGATGTTGGCGTGGTGGAATGAATGGCAAAGGATGAATTGACCGTTGATCACAAAGCCAGTGCGGACGGTGCCGACACCAAGCCATTCGATATCAGCCCAGAAGATTTGAGACTTGGTTGGATCCAGAGTGATCTTGGATTCACCACTACCGTTGAGCTTGTCACCATTCCAGCTGGACTGAGGGATGATGGTTTCAGTAACGGTGCCACTGACAGAGGAGCGTTCAACGATGGAATAGGTATCACCCGACTGCTGGAAGTAAATGCCATTGCCGCTGCTGAAGTAACCAGCCCGTTGCCGCAGGTTGGTTTGACCAGAGGACATGACAAAGGTGTTCATGATCAGCAGGGATTTACCTGGCTGATACGGGAACACACGATTGGTTTCACGGTAGACCTTGGAACCCGATACGGTTCCAACACTCATGTTGACCAGGCCTTCGTTGCTGCTAAAGGTGACGGTACCGCTGGTGCCTGTGGATGTAGCCCAGTGGCCATTAACGCTATAGCGATGGCTGGAATCAAAGAGTGTGAGTGGATTAGAGACGCGTAAACGTCCAAAGGCATCACCAGCTGTAGTCGCTGGTTGCATATAAACAGTATTGCCGCTTGCTGTAGTGACCTCCAGTGGTTGCCCACTGCAGGTCTGAACTTTAACAACTTCGTATAAAAGGGGTTCCCCTGACTCTCTATAGATGGGCATGATTTATAGATCGTTTCTTTTTATTATCTCAGCCCTCCATTTTGCACGCAGGTGACCGTAGTCCCTTGGCTCTGTTACAGGGACATTATCAGCTTCGCAGATATCACAAGTTCCGTTGTGATAAGTAGCGCAATGATGAGGCGGACCAATGTAATACCCTTTTTTGTACCAGTTACCGTAGCTTGCTCCACAGTCATGGCAGATCTTTGTGGGGTAGTTGTCGTTATTGTACCGAGACATCTTTCTTGATAAGGTCAAGGAGTGTTTTAGCTTTGTCGTACTCTTTCTTGCAATGCTCGTAGTTATCTTCTAGTGCTGTGATTAAACACTGATAGATCTGATCTGGCGTTAATTCACCAGCTGCTTCAACGATTGTGTCGCCAAAGCTATCAGTTGTTTTCTTGATTGGGTCATAGCTGTTGGCATTAAACCAAGTTTGCCATTCATTGATGGCATCAATAGGTTCGTGAGGATGTTCCATAGTACAAAGGACGCACCACCAGGGTGGCACGTCCAGTAAGTTTTGTTAGTTCAATGTAAGCATTAAGCAACAATTTCTACAGGTTCAGTGACAGCCTGTAGCTTTCCTTCTTCATATTGGCGTACGGCATCCAACATTTCGAAGTAACGATCCCGCATGATAGGACCTGCTTCACGGATGCAGAACTCTTGCCACAAACCGGTATAGAGTCCGACAATACCAGGGCCTGCATTGGCACGACCAGAGCATTGATACATGTGCTCCATGAAGTCAGCTTTACGTTGCTCGGCGTTTACATCCCAGCCGGCAAGATAGTCAGTGTTCATGGTCATCAGTCGTCAGTTGCAATGGCGGTACAAGAAGTATAGACACCAGTGACCTGGTCCAGCTCAAAGAGAAGGTCATGCAATTCATCTTGCAGCGACTCAGCTATTTCTTCTGCCGTTTTGCCGCTGAAAGAATTGTATGTAACTTCAACGTCAACTGCAAATGACACAGTTAACTTAGGGACCGGTACAGTTTCCATCCTTTGGATGTATGGCGTATTAACTGTAGCAGTATTTAGAAGAGAGTTCCGAAGTCAAAGTTACCCATATAACGACCAGCCAATGCTTGATTTGTAAAGATATCTGCAGCTTGGTTGGCAGTATTCAAGAACCCGCTACCTGTATAACCAAGCAGGTTACTAAGGCTTAAGTCATTAACACCAGGACGCCGTGGCCGCAACTCAGAAAGCTTACGGGCATAGCCACTTTCCCTTAGTGCGTTAACCAGTTCCCGTGCTTGGCCTGAAACGTCTTGTGCTTCTGTGATGTCACCACGACGACGGCTATTCTTTAGACGATACAGCGCTGTCTGTGCCACAGGACTGCTTTGATCCCATGCACCAGTGCTGCCAAGGGAACCTAAGGAATTCCAGGTTGATTCAGGGTTGCTATAGCTTCTAGCAAGTTGGCCTGCGTAGCCCATCTCAGTTACCTAACAGACGCTCGAGCGAATGTGCTTGGTGTTGCTGGTAGTAACCAAGCCGTTCTTGAATCAAGTTGTAGTAGTTGATTGCAGCATCAACCATTTCTTCTGCATCCATTGAGGACGCAAGGTTTTCATTGGCAAGCATGGATGCCGTCAAGATGACGACACCATGTTCCATTTTGGAACCAATGGTTGCAGACAATGGAGTCCCATCATTGGTAAAACCAGCGATCAACTTGTTCAGCACTGGATCACCGCCCATGGGACTCCTGTCGTATCTACCTATTGTATTGCAGTTTATTTAGCTACTTTCTCACGTTGCAGCCAATACCAATAGGCATGGGATGCATTCTGATGAAAGCGTTTACCCACCAGTAGTTTGAGCTTCTTTTGCTCTAGTTCATCAAGGCGTCCTTCGTTGTAAGGAAGAACTTCATTGCCATCGGCAAGCATGTTGATCTCAAGAGCATTCATCTCCAGTTGGAGGTTGAAGTCTTCGATGGCATGCTCATGGCAATTCATCTTGATGCGTGCATCTTCCCCATCAGTCGGCGGCGTCAATTTCAGGTAGAAGCTCTCCTGGATACTCGGATGCAGCCAAGTCCATTCCTTTACGGTCGAAGACTCGTGTGGAACGTACGCTGTAGTCTTGTTTGACTTGGACTCCAGCTGGTAATTGTTTACCCGTTTGATAGGCGTCACGGATTGCATCGAGGTTAGGGAGGACTTTAGTGGTTGATTTGGGTTCGATTCTCTCATCGAGAATGTCTCCTGAGAGTGATCGTAATACAACTCGCTTGGTTGTGGTGACTGTTTCTTCAACGCAATAAAGTTCTCTTTCTTTAGTGTGCCAAAACTCCGGGTCCGTGGAGATTTCGACTGTGAGTTCCTTCTTTTTAACAAGGGTGAACTGGTAGTTACGACCGGTGATCTTGTTCGAATCCTGGGGCAGAACCCGACGTAAATAACTTAGCAAGCCTTTGAGGGACCGCAGTTGGGATTCGTGGTGACGCTTGGCTTGCGTGATGAGATCCCCTTCTTTTTTGATCCGCTCCAACGCATCTTCATGCGCTGCCATTGCGTAGTAGATGCGATCAATCTTCTCTGAACGGAGGAGGGCACAAGCTTCCAGCTCAGCTTTTGCCAGCTCTTGGGATTCAGGAGTGAGAAGAGGCAGAGACTTTTCGAGAGCAGCATAGTGCTCGTAAAGCTTAAGGATATTGAGATCCTTGAGTTTAGTCTGTGTGATTTGAGTCATGGCTCAGTTGAATTGAGTTTGAACTTTGTTGATTAAATAGGTCACCAGCATGCCTGCTGCTGCCCAAAGAAGATCTTTCATCACCGGAAGTACGGCGGCAAACAAGGATTCGAACATGAGTTGAAGTGAGATGGATGGTCAGTTTTACGTCATGACCAGGACGGCGGAGTACCACACCCGGTGGCGGAGTCAGTCTACCAGGTCAGTCAAGCCCTTAGTCGTGACCTTGACCAGCTCAGAGAGGTAGTCAGTAAGTGCTTCGACCTTGGCGTTGACGGATTGGATTTCCTCCATCAGCTCCTCCCTGGAGGGAGTCAAACCAAAGATGTCGTTGTCCTTCAGTGCCTCTGGGTTGTTGGCCTTTTGGTACCGGCGACAATCATCGTTGGCTGCATAAACAGCATCTGTGAACAACTCATGAGTTGCTTTTAACTCCAAGTATCCAAGATCTTCTTCATCCAAGATGGCATGTGCACGTTTGTACAACTTGGCAGTAAACCTGATGTTGTCTTCAAAGAACTCCTCGTACTGTTCAGAGGGAAGGCCGTAGGTGTCAATCGACATAACAATCCAAAGCTTCTCGGAGTGCATCAATCATAAAGGTTTCTTGTCCTTCTGGACCTAAGTCGGTCCACCATTGAAGATCAGGATCTTTGTCATCCCAATCAATACGGATGGTCATGGATCCATCCTCTTCATCAATGCATTCAATCTGTAGCTTGTTGATCGAGTTCGGATTCAACGTGGCCCAAGAGGATGTTTTCTGCATAGGTTTCACAATCAGTTCTGATCTCTGCACCAAGTTTAATCAGACCCCAGTAGGTATCTTCATTAACCTCAAGGTGCAGAGAATACTTACCATTTGAAAGCATCATTGCTTTTTCACAGCGGCTTTGAGTTGTGGCAGAGATACACCAGGAAATGGTGTGTAACCAGCCTCCATCATATTGAAGAAAAGATCCCAGGCATGGTGCTGCGTGAACACCTCTTGTGGTTTGTACGTACGCCAGTGGGATAGAGGAGCTTGAGCACCAGACTTGGTGTGGAGCAGAACAAAGCGACCATCACTGATGTGATCCGAGGGCGGCGCATACCACCAGGCCACACACTTCTCAGGTGTACCGCTGGGACTGGCATTACGGGTATCAGTGCGTTTGCACAGCAGTTCCCTGTACTTGTTGAACCAAGTCAGGTGTATACACCACGGTTTAAATCCCTGGATTTCTTCTTGGAAAGCAGATAGATTTGAAAGCTGGCGTTGAAAGGACCCACATGAACAACTAGGTTCACCAAACGAGGACTGTTGTTCTTGCACATCATCCAGTTCACCGTCCATATCAAGCGGCCGATTCGGAAGCCGAAGTCCGTCAGGCGCAACCAAATGGCCCAGGTCCGTTTGGTCAGACTGAAGGAGTGCTTTGATCTTTTCGGGGTCTGATACATGTATGAACTTATCTGCCCAATGGGTTTGGAGTTTTGCATTCGAGGTTAGGTGTCCGAGTGCGTGCGTGTAGTTCCAGCCCTTAAACAATATGTAAGCATTGTTATGCCATACACTAGGGCCACGATAATTAGGGCCAAGATAAGAAAAGAAATCTTTGAGACGGTGGGTGTAAGAAGAGTAGGCAGCTTTGATTAGCTCCCGTGCGTAAGCCTGCTGACTACCATCGCGACGCACCACAACACAATCAGTATCTCGCAGATAGATCCCAGCAATGTCGGTGTCATCAAAGTCTTGGTACGCACGGCGGATGTTCGTCCGCGTGTAGATGCACGCCTGCGCCGCGTTGAGTTCCTGGAGGATTTGCGTTGACATGATTTGAATTGGGTTGAGTTGAGATCAGATGTAAAGGTCATGGTCTGGAGGAACTGACCTGTCTCTGGAACGTTCGCGAGCCATCTCGCGTGCTGCCTTACCGATACGGTATGAACCGTAGATGACAGCAGCCCATGCCACTGGTGTGGTTAGGCATGCGGCAATTGTACCAGCAACCAAAACCGTGGCGCCACCAGCAGTGATTGCAGCTTTGTCTTCAGGTTTCATCAGTAATCCTTAATACATTTGGAAAGTGGTTGTTGAACTTAACTGTAGAAGTAAAATGTTTGTAACAACTTAATACAGATGGAAGAGATTAAGTACGTACCATTAACTCAGTTCCAGATTGAACCAACACTTGATGATAAGTTTTGGCTGGAAAAAATCAAACGATCCATACAAGAATGTGACTCTGTTAGTACCTTGAAAGAAATGGCGACCTTGCTTGCGCAGATCGCCACGAATCGTCAAGGTGTGATAAGGGGATTGATCCAAGACATGTTCATCTTCAACAATGTTGCAGTTGAACCAAGTGATGTGACCAACCCCCAGGTTCCTGGATCAGAGTGACTCGTCTTCCCCGGTGAGTTCGTTGCGTGAGGGCAGAGCCTTCACTTCAACGGCATCAGTGGTACGGGAGACGGGCAGGATCTGCACGCCATCCTTGATTCCATAGGCACCACCAAGACGCTGGGCATCTTGACGGGAGTGCTGGTTGATGTAGTCATCAAACATCTCCTGCATCTTCCAGGTGGATTCACGATCTTCATCAGGAATCGACAGGCGATTCAAGGATTCGACCGCATCATCCTGGGAGCTGTAATCAGGAATCTCGAAGGATTCGATAGCGCAGATCTCAACGTTGTTAGCACCACGCATCTCATTAGCGAGGACGGGAGCAAACACCGTGGTGGCATAGAACTTCTCGTTGAATGCCAGAGGCACTTCAGAGTCCAGTGCTTTGCTCAGGCACTTGGACATTTCCTTCTCGTACAGCTTGACCTTGTCCGATACGTCGGTGCCGTTGAGACCCTTAAGAGTAAGGACCATCGGGATCTTGTGAGCACGCTTGTTGTCCTGGGTCAGGATGTAGACCAGATACTTGGTGCGCACGCTGTACTTGCGCTTGTACATCTCACCTTTGCTGTTGGCCAGATCAGCGGCCACCTTGTCGTTGTCAAACATGGCTTTGACATCGGGATCTTCAAAGGTGCCAATCGTCTGGCGCATCCCAGTGGTTTCTTCCACCATCAGTGGAGAACGCAACAGGATCTGAACGCGGGGTTCAGTGAAGTTGAGACCTTCCTCGATGGAAGTGTTGGGTGCCATGCCAAAGGTTTGCTTGTAATCCCAGATGACAGAACCTTTGGTGAACTGATCTTCTGTTGCAGTCCAACCGCAGGTATCAAGATCGGACTTACGGACAAACCAACCGCGTACTTTGGATTTGTTTAGAGGTTGAATGGTGACAAGATTCTGGTAACCAGAAACAAATTCTTTGGACTGAAACATCCGGAAGGAGTCGAGTCCACGGGTTGCAAGCGCAGCAGTTTTCTTGGTGGTCATGGAAGAAGTCATGGTTGTTTCGTAGTCAGGAGTGAGCAGTTTAACGTCATGCTCAGGACGGATCATCAGTCTGCTTTGGATCCACCCGCATTCATCACGTACACCTCAGTACTTAATGAATCGAAGTACATCTCAGACAGCTCCTTCATAGCTTCAAAGATGTTGCTTTCCATGTAGCCGCAACCCTTGAGGAAATCCACAAGGTGTTGCACGACATCATCAGCAACCAGTGCTTTGAATTCGTGGAGGACTTTGGTGTTTTCGTCTTCGTAAAGCAGAGTGAATTGATCGTGAGTTGGAGTTGACATCAGAATGGAAGTTCTTCAAGTTCAGGTGCTGCTCCGTATTGACCGGGCAGATCAGGCAACCCACCACCTGAGGCCTGGTTCCAGGGATCAGATTGTGTGTTGTTGCTTGCCCATAGGTTAACGGTGTTTTCAGCCGCTGCATTGTTTGTGGTGGATGCCACAGGTTTCACTTGGGACTCAACTGCACCATTGTCACTGGCCTTAGGAGGCAGGGTGAGATTGGAGACTTGAATCTTGGTAGATGTGCGGCGCTCCTTGGTTGCCTTATCAGTCCAGGCATCGGTCACCAGCTTGCCGTGAATCGTCAGGCCAACGCCCTTACGGGTGTAGTTGGCAATCAACTCTGCGTTATTCAGGCGATCTTTCGTGGAGTTGATGGCAAAGAAGTTAAAGAGATCTGCTTTGTTCTTGCCCATGGGGACAGAGAGCGTCTGGTTGCAGATCATCAGACCATCAGCTGTAGTGCGGAACACACGCTCATCTGATTCATCGATGTCTTTGATGCAACGACCCGAGAGGATCACATCGTTGAGGATGGGTGTACTTTCAGTAACTTCATACACAATTCCTCCATGCAACGAATACGTTCTGGATTGAACGTCGAAACGTAACTTGGCGCTGTGAATGTGCAGACGTGCGCCTGCTTTGTAGGTACGGAATTTCTCACAAGCTTTACCGTAGACATTGAGTTCAAGTGGAGTGGGTGCTTTGTTACTGACCGGAGGCAGGTTAACGAGAGCACGCAGATTGAATGATGTCTCACTGGTGTAAACCTCACGGGGTTCTTCCATGAGGACAGCGCAGACAGATGCGAAGTTCATTGATTCAGACGGTAGGTGTTAAGGCAGTTTAACGTCATGCCTAGGACGTGGCATTAGTGGGTTTGTGCCCAGGTGTAGCCGACGTGAGAGTCGCCTTCAATCTTACAGCGAAACCCAAAGAAGTCTTGTGCTTTCGGGAAGGCAGCCAGTGCGTGTTCCTGGATGATGGGCACGGTGTTCTCTGGGCAAGACAGCTGCACTTCATCGTGGATCATGGCGTGTTGGATCCAGTCCTTGCCATGCACCAAGCCAGCTGTTTCCAGTGATTCATGAATGTTGATGACCACTTGCTTCATGAGTACAGCACCTGCAGCTTGGAGCAACACGTTCAATGCTTTGAATTCAGAGCGACACCAGAGTGCACGACCATCCAGTCCACGTAAGTAACCACGGTCACAGAGTGCAAGCTCAAGGTTTTGTTTGAGTTTCTTGAGTGCTGGCACACCGTTCATAAATCCATTGATGGCGGACTTACCTAGCTGACGCAATGTTTCTGTATCTTTCTCATTCGGATCGATGATGGTACCAGCCTTAATGGCACCACATCCATACAACATTCCATACAGCAAACGCTTACTGATGTCCCTCGTCTCTACACCAAATTGTTGTTGGTTATAGGTATGGATATCAATGGATTCATCAGTTACCAGATTGGCGTACTCACCGTCATCCCAAACGGCTAGGTACCCTGCAAGACAACGGAGTTCCAATGCTTTAGCATCCACCCCAATGAGATGCCAGTTGTAAGGAGCGTGAAAAAGATTACGGCATTCCTTGCCATAGGGTGAGTAAGACGCTGGAACCTGACCCATATTTGGATACCGATGGCTACAACGCCCAGTGATACAACCATTAGTAACCACGTCCCCGTGAATACATAGATCATCATTGTTGACAAGCTTGAGCCATGCATTGTTTCCATCGGCAATTTGTCCAAGACGTTTTTTGATGAGCATGTACTCAGCCAGGGGCTGAGCTTCTGGGAATGGAAGCTGTTCTAGAACTTCATCATTAAGGATTGGATTTCCTTTCTCAGTTGTTTTCTCTGGTTTCCATCCGTACTTTTTCCACAGTCTATTAACAATTTGGTCACGAGATCCAGGATTGAATTCCTCTGACCGTCGTTTAATAAATGGTTGTCCTTTAACATAACCACGCTTGCTGTTGTTTACCTTAGGGATAAACGTTTCTTCATGGATGATGGGCGGAAACAATTCCTTTAGATGAGACTCCAGTTCTTCTTGTTTTGCTCTAAGCACATCCACAAGATCAAGGCATGCATCAACATCAAAAGGAAAACCTGCTCGCACTTGTCTGTTAATTGCCAAGGCAAAGTCATGCTCAAGCTTGAGCGCTGGTTCCTCATAGTTTTGCCGTGTGATCTGCTCCCAGAGTTTTGTGGTGACCACAACATCCTGGATGCAGTAGTCAAGCATCTCTTGAGAAAATTCGGAGAAGTCTTTGAAGTTGATCTTGTGATCGGCCAACCTCCATCCCCATGCCTTAAGTGATGCGGATCCACGTAAGTCCTTTGGAACTTGCGGATATTGTTCGCAGTCCAAGTCATAGAGTCTCTCCTTTGGCCAGATCAGACGTGTGCAGATGAGGGTGTCAAGGATGCGTGCTTTGCAGACGAATTGATGCAGCTTTTGCAGAACCGGTACGTCATAGAAGATCACGTTGTGACCAATGAGTACATCAGCGGTTGCCAGATGAGCAAGAGCATCAGCAATACGATCAGGCCCATAAGCAAAAGTTTGTTGTTTGTTGATGTCATAAATCACCAGACAATGAACAACAGAAGCTTTGTCATACAGGCCATCAGTCTCGCAGTCAAAGACTAGCCACGTTTCATTTACGGAACTGGGCTTCGTCGCGAACTTGGAGTTCTTCACTGGCAAGACTGGTGTCATGTTTGTTAATCCACGTCAAGATCTGCTGAGCACCAGCCCTATATGGGTGGGAGAAGATCTTATTCAGAGCTACTTCTGAATCTAACGGAATTAATTGGAATTGATTTGAAGTCTTGCAGGCAGTGATGGCAAATGGCCTGCCATCTTTCCATGTAGCAATGACGTAAGACATAAAGGAATGAAAGACGGACAGATACTATCCGATCTTTCATTCCCGTCAAGGTTCTTCAAGTTGTCTTCTGGTTTGATTTGCCGTATCCAACAAATCCACCTTCCTTCTTACGTTGAGAAAGTGCTTTGCTTGCAGCGGACCCAGCACGCTGGGAGCCATGAACCAGCAGTGCGAAAGGTTTGTCACCTAAGCAGTGGCTATCGTCGTGATCAATCTCAAGCCCACGTTCTGCAGCCTCAACTTCTGTGTAGACCACATAAGCAATGCGCTGGAACACATGCGGATACTTTGGGATGAGGTAGTCAAGTGTCCCACCGAAAGATGCAGTGAGGTAGAAGTTGGATGGGATCTGATCACGCAGGTTGATCCACATACCAAGGGACTTGGTGTAGCTGTAGAACTTTTGCTTGGGCCGCTCCTGGGCAACCATGAGCCAAGCCTTCATGTAGTTCTCAGTCCAGTAGTCACCAGATTCGTGGACACGAACAAGGTCCCGTGGTGGTTGCATCAGCAGCGACATGTCAATCAGATCACGGAGGAGTGTGACCTGATTGCCGTTCATGTGGATGGTTTCACGCAGCAGATCCCAGTTGTGCCAACGGGCTTCACGTACGTTGGGTCTGGTCTCTGCCATGGCAGCAAAGCAGCGGTACTCATCTGCTTCTGTACCAGTGAGCTGAGGTAGGTCACGGATCTCACCAGTGACACGATCAGCCATGGTCTTACAGACACCAGCGTGTGGGCAGGAGTAGCCCGCTGGGATATTGAAGATGAGTCGGTTCTTGAGCTTGCCGTTACCAGTGGAGAACTTGAGGAGTTTCATGGTGTTAAGTTGAGTTGAATGATAAGTAAAACTAATGAGCAGTTTAAGGACATGCTCAGGTCCATCTTCCCGTTCGGGAGTGTTACACAATGAACGACATCATATACATCAAGCGTCATATACTTTCCGTATCAATCGCTACAGAATCATGACGCTTACGTATCGGGGTGTCAAGTATGACAAGGACGAACAGGCTAAGAAAGATAAAGCCTGGTGGAATCTAGCCCATCGTCCGTGGCTACGCCTGACATACCGTAACATCGGCTACAATCCTTTCCTTACTGGAGGTCAAATCAAATGAACAAAGCATTGATTGTTTACCTGGTGAACCAGAAAAAGAAAGTGGCACGCAAGGATGTGGAATCCAAGCATGCCATCAAGGAATTAGAAAAACAAACAACCGCGACCTTCTGATCGCCATTTGTTTACTTCGCCCTCTTGTTCTTCAGAGGGCTCACTGTATTTAAAGCCATCCATGCAGTTGAGCCATGGTGCATCAGTCGTCTGAGAAGGCAGCTTCTCCGATGATGGGAAATTGTTCGCAGAAAATTTTTCGGATGGCTCGTGCAATTTGTTGGTGCTCGAGTTGAGTTCCATTGGAGCAGCGGAGATCGAGGTAGTGGATCCACGAACGGAGTGTACCATTCATGAAGAGACGGGTCTGTGTCGATAGTGGCAAAACGGAACGAGCACATTCCTTTGCAATGCCATTGCTGACCATCTCACGGTAGAGATGCTCCGAGTTTTCATACAGCTCACTAATGCGTCTGTAGAAAGTACCAAGCATCTCAACAGGGATGTCATCAATGCTGTTCTGTCTGTTCTTCAGGTCTTGCCTGCGTAGGTGCGGGATCACAGCAGAGCCAAGCTCGCTGGTATCTGCATAACGCTGGCTAAATTCCTGGAATGAGAACGAACGATGACGCAAGATTTGTGGTGAGATGGCACGTGTTGTTTCAATCTCAACGCACATGTTTGCCATTTCAAATGGCGACCAGTGCTTATTGCGAATGAGGTACTTGAGTAATCGTGGTGCAGTATCCATGTTGTCTTGATTCTTCGGGGCTGATACCCGAGCCATCTTGACAATCATTTCTTCTGCACTGGGCGTAACCCAAACAAGATCAACGTTCATAGTCATCCTCCAATCGTTCGATGTCGTCTTCTGAAATAATTTCACCGCACTGTACTTCAACAATGCGGATGTCTTGATCTTGTGCAGTCAAACGATGGACTGAACGTTTGGGAATGTAAAGGTGTGTACCTTCCTTCACCAATTGTACGTGTCCATCGCATTCGAATAAGCCTTCGCCTGTCACCACGATCCAGTGTTCTGATCGATGTTGATGACGCTGGAGGCTAAGGCGATGACCTTTCTTGACATGCAGTTCTTTGACGAGATAGCCACGGAACAAAGCAGTTTGTTCTGGGGTCAGTGTGTAGTACCAACCCCAGGGCTTATCAACCTTCATTCGATTTGAAATCCATAGCCTTCAGCTTGTAGCTTAACAAGTTGATCGGCAGGACAAATCCGCATCTGCGCATGTTCTGTGGGTGACTGAAGGTGGTCCCATTTAATGAGCAGGAACTTCTGTTTACTGCCACTGCGGTTGGGTTTGATGTTGATACCAACCACAGTGCCATACCGTTGAGTGCGGTACTGCTGGATACGATCCTTAACTTCTTGACGAATCGCAAAGATTCCGTGTGCCTTGGGGCGTTCGGCAACACGTTCACCAATAGCGTATTGATGCTGGGCCTTAGTGCTCATAGTGATTGCAGTCGTAAGAATCAGCAGTGTCGTATTCAGGAAACTCAAATGCACAAGCATCGCCCTGGTTATGAGAGCAATCAGCGCATTTGATGATGACTGGTTGAGATGCTAAAGCGTTACCACTTAGCAACGCATAGAGCTTAGAGACAAGGATGAGGTTCTGCTGTGCTTCGTTATAGAAGTCAGCAGATACTTCATGAGTTGTAAACCTGTAGTCACAGCACTCGCATGCCTTGCGGCGGCGTGTGCCATGGGATGTTTTCCTGGATTCGATGATACGTAATCCAGGTTGTTTGCATTGAGGACAGTCAGGAAGGAGTTGCTTCTGAAAGGCCATCCGTTGAGTTGAGGTTTAACGAGTCAAGGTGATAGGCAGTTTGTTCTGCACCAATCAGTCGGAACGAATCTTTGATTAGTTCACTGTGTGGTGCGTCGAGATAGAACGCGTTGAGAAGTTGTTCAGCAGTTTCAAATGCATCGCATTTGCCTGTGAGTTTCATCATGACATCAGATGGCATGTTGTCCACAATCTTCTCGACCAGATGGTGACAGACGCGTTCCCACTCTGCATCTGGAATGCAATCGGCAATGAGTTCTGTTACATCTTTAACAATCAGTGATTCAGAGATCATGAAGAAAAGACCCCCGCTAGTGCAGGGGCCAAACATTCCGAGCAGATCTTAGGCAGCTTCTGCAGTGGTGTCTAGGGGCTCGTCTAGGACCCCTGACTCGCGGAGCTTATCGAGCATGCCAACCATAAGTGTGGCGTGTGCTCTGGTCTGTTCCATGAAGTGCTTAGCACGTTCTGGAGAGATGGTATGGACAGCGCCGTTGGGTTCAACGTAACGCCAGCTTCCATCAGGTTGCGGTTCACCCTGGAGCGCAAGCCGCTCAGAGTTATGGACGTACCGCATCTCAAGGTTGTGGTAATCCCGCAGACCATCGGAGCTAGTCCATGTAGCACCAAGGTTGTAGCGATTCTCTTCATCCGCATAAGCGTGGAACTCAGGGATGAGGGACTTAAAGGCAGCAAAGAATTGCATGATGTTGAGTTGAGTGTGGGCTGGTAGCCGACCCCGGATTCGAACCGGGACTTGAGCGATTTTAAGTCGCTTGCCTCTGCCGTTGGGCTAGTCGGCCTCACTTGGACTTACCTCTACATCAATGGATGTGGAGTGCCAAGTGTGGTCATGGGGTAATGGCTCAGTGCCATACTCCCATGTGTCGTAGTCTTCCTCGTTACGAGGATCGTCTTCAATCAGGATGTACTTAGGTGAGTTGTCTGTGATGTACTCACCAATGTTTGCCATTGCCATGGCAAGCAGTTGATCATCTGTGTAATCAGACATGAGTTAAAGGGGCATCCCTATAACGAGGATAGGATGCCCCTGCTGTGGCTTCAGCTATCAGATGCTAGCTGTTTCTCACGAGATTGCAAGGCTTGCTTGAATGCTTGTGAGTATTGCTCACGTTGCTCATCATCAAGGCGTTGGTTTGCAACACCTGCAATCTGAACAACGTTCATGACACCCATGGATACATCCAGCTGGATGGTGAAGGTTGGCTTGCCATCAATCATGCAGAGCACAATGAAGTGCTTGCGTTTCTTGATGTCTTCTGCATACCTGGATGCAGAGCCAACACAGTTACGTACTGCTTGTCCCCACTGTGCAAGTTGGTGGGTATCCATTGGCTGGAAGAATGTCCAGTCACTGTCATCCACGTTGACCTTGATTGGTTGAGGGAACAGATCCTGGTGCAATGACTCCTTACGATTGGTTACCTTCCATGCTTCTGCTTGCACATAGTCATGGAAGTCAGGCATGCGCCAGCGCTTGGGTGCTTCAAGTTCCTTACCATTCTCCAAGATACGCATGATCATGGAGAATGTATCATTCATCTCAAAGAATGATTTGACATGGTAGTCGTAATCACTCCATGAGCTACGAAGTGCACCTGTCTCCGTTTCATTAAACTTGCGTAGCATATTAAAGAACGATGCAACGGGCGTGTTCTCCTTCAACCATTGGATAAGACGTTCGTCATACCTGAATTGGTTGAGATTAATACAACGCAGTTCATTGAAGTATGTACGATAGTGATCAATAGGGCAGTCAGGCCAGATTCGAATAATGAATTCAATAGAATTACAAGTCTGTTCAAATTCCTTGAAACCATACTTGATAGATTTACGTTGTGTATTTTCTGGACTGTTGTACTCAGTAGTTGAACGATCAAGCATTGCTTGAAGTTGTTTCTTGATATACGGAGTAGTAATGATTGTTTCAGTCTTGCTTAAACATGTACCGTAAGACGAATAGCCATAGTCATTCTTCAGTAGCTTAGATGTTGCAATTAAGTTATCAACAGTGAGTTCATACTTGGTCTTGTCAGGTATAGGTTTGCTAAAGAATGCAGGCATGTCGAGTGCATCAACAAGGTTGTTGCAACGCAAGCGATCAAAGATACCACGGCTATCAGTCCATTGAGGAATGGTTGTCATCAACTGAGATTCAAACCTATTAATTGTTTCATTAATGTCACGTGCTTTCTGGTAGTAACTAGCAATACCCATGGCACGCCAGTTGCGACTGTCTTTGCCATTGATGATGTCTTGCTTAGTTACTGTTGCAGAGTAAGTAAAGACTTGTGAACCACGACCAATGGTATGTGGAGTACAAGTTTCTATTGTCTTGTAAATATGATTTGGAACCTGCTTAGCAGCAGCTGCAGTGTTCTTGAATGCGTAGGCGTAGCCATAGACATAGTCTTCGCCTTTCTGTGGGAGCCATGCTGCGTACCAGCATTGCTCGAAGTGATAAAGGACAGCGATAGGTACAGTGCGTGCTTGTGAAGTTGCCACGTCCACAAGCTTGGTAAACAAACGAATACGCCCTGGTGCTAGCTGTGCATTGATATGATCAATAGCTTCTTGCTGATAGCTGGAGCGTACCACATCTTCAGGGATGAGATGTGGGATGTTACCCAGTGGATACTTAGCTTTCTTCGTAGCTTTCTTGGGTTGATTGTCTTTGACCAAAGCCTTGAGCTTTGGATCATAAGCAAGCAGTTCTTGTTGGAGATGAGAGGGAAGTTGGAAATGCATGAGTTGAGTTCGTAGTTGGTTCGTAGTGTTGAGCAGTTTAACGTCGTACTCAGGACGTGATGTCATTACGATTCAACTGTTAACAATTGAATGTTGTAATGTTTGATCCATTCCACCAGCTTTGCTGTGGCTTCTGGTGACTCCAGACCAATGCATCCACTGGTACCGGACTCACCGTTGAGTTTGCCCCAGCTTGGATCTTGGTGGAAGCCAAGGGCTGAACGGTTGGTGTTGAATAAAGGAATCACTGGTACCCAGAATCCTTTACCAAGTTCTGGATCATCGAATGGTGCACGGGCAATGCCGTACCGATCGATGGAGTATGTGCCGATGGGCAGTGGTGATTTGTTGCCAGCAATGTTGCGATTCGCTGTTTGCTTAGAGGCACGTCCTGTTAGAGCAGGCATGCTATCCAGGACTTGACCGTTGGCAACCAACTGTAGTTTCCAGATTGGATCCTTGGTTTGCTTAACGGTCTCCTTGGTGCGAATCAGCAACAGCTTTGCTGACGGACGATTGCGTGCAGGTGGGATGGGTACATTGTTCTTGAATTGGATCTCAGGACGCTCGGAGCCTGGCTCTGGTGGGGCACCAGGGGTTGGTGTGGCATCGAGGGGTAGCATCCCATCAGGGACGCTGCGAGCCATATCACCAGGCCCTTGCTCTAGAGGTTGTGAGTACATCAATGAACGCAAGTGATCTTGCTGTTCATTGTGATGAGTAACCATGTTGTTGATGTTGTGGACTGCAACGGCAGATCCAACACCAAGTGCAGTTGAGATGAGTGCAATCATTGGTAGTTTCATTGGTTACATGTTACCTGGCCCTGTGGGTGCAGGCGCTGAGTAGTATGCAGGAGCTGCATCAAAGTTTCCAGGTCCTGTGCTTGGAGCACGAGGAGGTGGCGGTGGAGGAGTAGGTTGCGGTACAACAGGTTGTTCAACAACAGTTGGAGTTGGTTGCTGAGTTTGTTGTACTGGTTCTTCTTTGGTTTCAGTTTGGGTCTGGCCGTCTTCTTTGAGCTTGGCTTCCCATTCTTGTTTCGCTTTTACCTGTGGGTCAGGATCAAGCTTGCCGTCCTGGTCAGGTTGATTATTTGGCATCAATCCACCAATGACCATTTGCATGGTGGCAACACCAGCACAGGCGATGAGGAAGCCAATGAAGACTGCGACGCCAAGGATGATCTTTCTTGTCATCGGCAGAGGTAGTCAGAGCGCATCCAGCCAACGAGTCCGTTGTATTCAACGCGATACCAACGCATTTGATCACCGCCCCATACCCAGTCCAATGCCCGGAGGTATTGACTGTTCGGTATGGAGGCGATGACTGTGTTGTTCTTGGATGGGCCATTGCGTAGGTTGACAGATGAACCAGGGTCCCTGGTACATGTCATGGCCCATTGTGCGTTGGCCGGAAGTGCGATAAAGAAGTTAAGTGCGAGTAGTGAAAGCCAGTGTTTCATGGATAGGTAGATACTGTTAATGGGCAGTTTAACGTCATGCCCAGGACAATGTGTTAAAGAGTTAGAACTTCTTTAACGTATTAGAAGTTATGTGTTAGTTAATCATATTCAACGAGTTGCCACTGTGGATCGAGCTGATCAAGATACAGAGCGAAGCCATCTTCGTCAAGAGGAATCGGTTCGTCTGGATCCAGCTCGACAGTTGCTGTACAAAGTGCTGGAGCCCACTCTTCAGGATCAAGATGAGTTGCTCGATAGAGTAGGCGCATTTCGTCAACAAGCGCTGTAACAGTGACATGAGTTTCAGTGAATTGAACGTCTTCAATAGCAAGGACTGAACAGTAGTTAACCATTAGCCTTCATCCACGTAGGAATACGTTTTGGTGATGACGCACTTGTACTTATTCCATGCACGAGCACTGGTGTACTCGGCATTGAAACGTTGTTCGTTAAGTACGTTGGCTTGTGCCCTGCGCACAGCGCATGCAGCAAGATTAATTCGATCAAACAAGTTGATGTCGTCGGTGAAAGCAGACATGATTTGAGTTGAGTTAGTGGACAGAAGCTGGGACTTACACTGCCTCCTTCTGTGCTGTTTGCACAACGAGTACAGACGCCCAGTTCTTTAGATTAGCTTAATGTTTGGAATGCTTAGTCCAGTGCCAGGAATACTGACTGATCCTTTGACGCCATTGGGACTGGCGTTGAGAGTCAGCTGGAATGGACCAAGCTTGACTGCTTTAGTCAGTGATTTGACACCGTGTTCGGTGATGTTTACACCATGGATGGTGCGATCAAAACTGATGAGTGATTTCTTAGTCATTTGAGATCGTCTGGTAGTAGCGCTTGGGATTCTTCTTCGTCCATATTTGTCATAACAAATTTCTGTCCATCGGGGGCAATAAAGCCCCCTATGAATCCCATACCAAGACGATCGGATGTTTCCTTCATACGTGCAACTAATTGCATAGCTTGAAGTCTTTGCATATCCATGGAGTCTGGTATGCGAGGAGTGTTGTTAGTCATTGAGATAGTGTGGAGTGAATGATGAGAGTCTACCAGGCTTGTCAAGGTAAGACCAGGGGTATGTAGATAAAGGTTCCTTATCTAATATAAGGTTTACCCCTGGTACTCCCCTGCGGGGGTGCAGGGGGGATTACGAGTGCATAGCCTGGTGTTCTTTCCATGCAGCTGCGTGCATTTCTGCAGCAGTGATAGGTGGTTCACCTAGTTCGTTTGGTGTTGGGTCGTAGTCAAGTTCTTCCTCCAGCATGGAGATGATCTCTTCGACTACACCTTTGGTATGTGGTGCAAGATGTTCGTCCATCTCATGTCGCTTGCTTTCGCGAGCAAGGACATTCTTAAGGATGGAGCGTACTTCTTCCAGGTAGTAATACTCGTTTTGTGGATAAGCTTTGGCTTGTTCCATGATTGGTTTGGTGTGGAGTGAATGTAAACCCTGGGACTTACGCACCGTACTTACGTCGATGCTGCCCAGGGTATGTCGGTATAACACTTACGTTGACTTGGGATCAAGCATGATCCAGCCAGTGTAGTTAGCACTGCTTCGGTCAACGCGTATTAAACCGTATTGTTCCAGTTTGATCAATGCGTTGAGGTATTGATCAAGCCTGGATACTTGAGTTGAACACCGTGGTACATAACACGGTGTGTTCTTATGTCTCTTCTTGTGTGCCAAGAAGTAGAGATAAATGTTGCGTTGATTGATGGTCAGTCCCCGAACCTGAGGCAGTGCTTCTGTTGTCATCAGCAGTAGTGTGGTTTGGATTCGGGGTAGACCTTAGCGAAGTCGTTGGCGAAGTTGACTTCGTAGTTGTGGTACGTCGTCGAGAGCCCGAGGCTTGGCTGGTCTGCGATCTCGTACTCGTCGAAGTATTGGATGAAGGTTTGGACCGCTTGCTTCTTGGAGAAGATGCAATGGGTGAGGACTGGGAGTCCTGCCTGGTAGTACCATCCACCTTCCTCTGGACCGCCGTAGTTGAGCGTGGTTTCGTGGACGGTGACAGTCGTTGGGTCTTCGTGTTCCCAGTCCTTGTGGGTGTTGTAGCGCTGGATTGCGTAGCGCAACTTGTAGGACTTGGGGTAGTACTTCTGGAGTTCAGAGAGGTAAGACATTGGATTGCGTCGATGAGTTCAGTGATCAGGATTAAGATGATAGCGATGATAACAATGACGATGTCAGTGTCATCTTGCTGAGTGTGCTTAGCTTTGGTCATCGTGAAAGTCCTCCATTGGTTCGATGAATTGGAATTCGGATTGATCTGCTTCTCGCATGGCTTCTTCTAGTTCGTGTGCACGATCAGCCATGGCGTCAAGCAAGTCAGAGTTGTAGTTGTTATCAAGATCTGCCATTGATTCGTCGGCAAGCCAAGGAAACATGGCATCTTCTTGAAGCATGTCAATGTTTGTCATGGTTTGAATTGAGTGAATTGGCTGAGCAGTTTAAGGACATGCTCAGGTCCATGAATGATATGTATGTACTACTGCGGTAGTTAGATCTTCACCTGGGTCCAGGATGTACCCTTGTGAATGTTAGAGATTGTGTGGTGACTGACGTTGTACACACGTGCAATCTCTTCGTAGGCTTGCTGCCTTGACTTAAAGCGATTCATTGTCGCTTTGTCGGACAGCATCAGCTTGATCTCTCGTACCTTCTGGTTATCTAACTTGTAGTTACCACCATGAGGTACAGGCTTCTTAAAAGATCGATCAGCTGTAGTTCCTTGGTCCTTGGAGGCAAGCTTCTCGAGATAAGCTAAGCTTGCTTCTCGTTGATACTGAGATTGAATCTTGGCATCTTTAACAGCCATCATCTGTGGTGCCGGCTGTTGTTGGAGGGGGACTGGGGGAGTCGTATTGAAGACAGCTTTGATCGGAAAGCCCAGTGTCACTGATGCACCGTCTTTCGTTACCGAGACAGTGATCTTGCCATCCCTGGTGATGACAGAGACGTGATCAGGGCTTTGAACGTCAAGTTGGCTGAGGGGTTCCATGGCTTTGATTGAAGTGAGTGCGATGGATGCAGATAGAGGATAGCTGGTACATACATGGATGCAAGTACCAGCCGTAGCGTCGGGATTCTTGAGAACACCAGATGTGTGGTGTGAGTTACTGCATGTAGAGGTAAGCGCCAGCCCAGTCGGCATTCTTGAGGCAGGTCTCAAACGATACGTCGTCTAACAAGTTGTAGCGCACATGTTTGGCTGGTGCCTTCCATGATGCTGGCTTGTAGACAGACCCTGTTTGTCTGCCGACGAATGCATGGACTGACGTGTGTTTGCGTTGAGCGTGTGGATTCTCAACGCAGATTAGTTTGTAGTACTTGGTCCCACGAACCACTTCGTAGTTAATCGTGGAACCAGGATGTTGTTGCTGAAACTTCTCGATGAGCTTATCGATTAAGCAGTGGATACGTGCTTCGATAACCTGCGTTGTTTCAGCGAGTTGTGTGTGCATTGTTCTGAGGGTTGATATTGGTGATGTCAACGCCGACCATTGCGCCTGCCGTCATGCATGTAATGGCAATGACGAATAGTGCGCAGATGAAATTAGTACGGCGTGTCTCACGAGACTCACCGTAAGAATCAAGTCTGATGTAACGGTTGCGTCCGAGTCGTGTTGTGTGTTTCATGAGTTGAATGCGATGGATGCAGGAGGTGAGTCCTGCAGAAAACCCACCGTCCGATACGAATTCGTATCAGTGGTAGGGTTATGAGCAGGAGTCGTTTAGAACGGGACTTCTTCCAGTGTGGGTACTGCCTGAGCCCTTGGTTCAACAACAGCCTTGGGCTTGGGTGCTGAGCCAAGTGTTGCCCTCACGTTCGTAAGAGCAATCTCAGGGTACTTGAGTGGAAGTAGTTGATCATCCTTGGTGTAATGCGTCCGGATGCTAGAGATCCGTACGTCATATTGACTGAGGATGATCTGTTGTCCTATCACGAACGTACCGTTGCGATAGGCAGTGAGTAATCCGTTGGAATTGTTAAATTTAATTCGACAGGACCTGTCGTAGGCATCATTGACTGCAACTGTAATTGCAAGAAATTCACGACCTTCATGGGTCGCTAATTCCATGTAGCTTACGTTGCCAATGATAGTGCTAGAGAACATGATTGAGCTGAGTTGAGTTGATGAGCAGGATGTGTAGTCCTGCAGAAAGCCCACCGTCGTAGTACATGTGTACTCAACGGAAGGGCTAAGTGCAGGAGTCAGGGCTTCACGATGTCTGTGTTATGGATACAGAAGTATGTATCGCCAAGAAATCCACGGCTGAATACCAGGTTGTGCCCTGGTCTCTCGTGGCATGTGTTCTTGTGGTGTTGGTTGATTGCTTTCTGTCCAAAGACAGAGAGGATCATACCCAAGCCAGTGCCAAGAGCAATGGCGATACAAGAGTCAGCGAAGTGATTGTTAGTCATGAGTCAGTGGTTAGTTGGAGTAGCAATAGTCGTAGTAGTCACGCATCTCTGCGTATAGATCCTTCACTCCACCTGGGATAAACGGAAGTGTACGTGTCTCGATGTCGATCCACTTCTCCGTATGTCCACGTTGTTGGAAGTGAAGTTGAGTGGACTCTCCTCCGTACCACGCTACGCGAGTACGGTCGTCACACTCTGGTTGAAAGGTGAGCATGAGATGAATGGAACGAGATAGAACGTCGCTACGTTTAACGTCCAGCTCGACGTAAGTTCAATGTATAACTTGAAGATTAAACCTGGTTATAATCAAACCGTTCTTCCTCGAGAACCAAGGGGTGGAGCGCCGTTCCCCCAAATGCGCGATATTAATTCGTATCAAATCGGGTCATTCGAACGCTCGCTGCTAATAAAACAGAACAGATTGTTATGATTTCGTGACATGTCATCGCTCATTCTTTAAACTCACTCGCTCTTCCTGGCACTCAATCATCAACCCTTTCTTTTTTTCTATACGCAACTCGCGTCGCACGGGGTGTGGGAGAAGCGTCAGGAAATTTTATATCCTTTTTGGGGTCCTATAGGGCCGCCCCTTGTTATTTTTGTCATGTTTTCTAGGACTTTGCCCAAGAATTTAGACAAAAAAACCGGGGTCTTGCCCCGGTATACAAAAGTTAAATAATTTTAAAAATTATATTATTTATTTGACTCCACAAAACGGGAAGCCGCAGCGTAAGCCTTGGCATATTTCTCAGGTTCCGGTCGTTCTTCCGCTAATTTCTGCCTGGAACCTGCAATAAATGCACCAACTTCTACGTCATTGGCTCCAGCTTTCTTTAAATCGTCGGCAGCATCAGCAATTGCGTAGAGTGCCGTCGCTTTTTCTAACTTATTTTTAGGATCCATGGCGTCAGTGCCGTGTTTTCTCGCTGATTCTTTTGGTAATAGTCTACTGTACTTACTTTTTTCCTAAATTCCTCCCAGTAAAATACAAATAACAAGAAATATTGAGTCAATAAAAGTTCAATGGCGTTATCCCCTGCTGATTTTGCCGCCTACAGCCGCGCCACTGGTACTCCATACCCAGAAGATCCGGAGGAAAGGGCTGCTTTAGCCCCGGCAGTACGTGATTTTCGCCAGAGTCAACTCCGTCAGCAGGAAAGTGGCCCGAATTTAGGTGCACTTGCGGGTCTTGCAGCGGCAGGTCTGGGTATTTTGGGTCTTGGTCTGGCGGCCAAGCGTGGATTTGGTGCGAGAGCTGCCGGTGGTGGTCGCAAAGGGGGAGTAACGCTTACTGATTTGAGTGTTCCGGACGCACGTGACGTGAATGTTGCCAAAATTGCGGATGTCCCACCCTCAAAAACCGTAAGCCGCAGCCTGGTACCAACAGAAGCGGAGGCAATGGCGCAATATGGGCGTCAATTAGCTGAAACCTTCCCTGAACCCACGGCACTTGAGATGGAATCGCTCAGTGCACCTTCTCGTACCAGCAAAATCCTTGCTCGTTTGGGTACTGCGCCTCAATATCGCCCAGATCCGAAGGATATCAACTATGCACGCTTCGGTCCGGTGTCACCAGAGGTCGCTGCCGCCCGTCGTGAGCAAGCAACGCAGGATCTATTGCGTTTTGCGCAGCAGCGCCAGGAAGATGCAGCACTTGTCGCGACACAAACCATTAGTGCCCTTGAATCTGGAGAAGATCAGATCACCGGGCGGACGATGCTTGGTGCACAACGCAACGAAGATCTAGATCTTGCGCAAGTCAACAGTGTTGCCCGGCAAACCGGTAGTGCAGACCTCGCATTGTCGATGACACCTGACGGTGTTCCAGCAGATCAAGTTGAATTACTTCAGCCTATTACCGCGCAGGAACTTGCCGATCAAGCGAAGGAAGAAATGATCGCTCGCCGCCAATCATTGGAATTGGCAGGCTTACAACCTGGCACCGTACGTTTTGAACGGGCACTTGCTCAGCCATTCCGTACATCCAGCTCTCAACAGATCACTGGCACGCAACCAATCGAGTTTAGTTTGCCAGCAGGCCCCATTCGCCGCACAGTTGAGTCGGTCGGTGCGCAAGAGCCGTTGATCGAAAGGTCGGTCCTTAATGTTGGACCTCAAGCTGTTGTTACGTCTACGGCAGCTGGCACTGCAATCCGTGGTTCGTCCCCCAGTTACCACGAAGCACTACCAAAGCAGTCCTTACGTCAGCTGTACGGCACTGCCGAGCCTTTAGTGCCAGGTGCGCCTGATGAACTTGCGCTTGATTTACCTGGTACGGCAAGGGTGCGTGGGGTTGTTCCAGATGTGGAACCGCAGTTTTTATCAAAGCAGGAAATCCAGTACGGCGTTCTTGATCGCCCAGAAACCCCTGGTCCTGCCGGCGGGTCTGCTGGTATTGGAATCTATGGCGTAGAACCGGGTTACGTCCCTGGTGCTGTTAGCAAAGCAACTGGTGAGTACAGCGAGGCTGCGTCCCGCAAACCAAGTTACGTTCCAGGTTGGCTGCAGAAGCAACAAAATAAAACCGGCTTTGAAGCTCTGACCAGCACACAGCTTGCGACGGCGGCGGCTAATGCTCAAGCTCCACGTATTCAAGTTGCTCTTGAGAAAGAGCTTACACAACGTGAAGTTTCTAAGCGTAGTCTTGAGGTAAGTGAAATTGCACGTCGAGCTATAATTGAAGGACGCGATCCGCAAGCAATCTTACGTCAACGCGGTTTTAGTGTTTAATCATGGCTGACAAGAAGAAGAAAGACAAGAAGTGGATTCAAGGCATGGACATGAAGGAAGGCGCCTTCACTGCCAAAGCCAAGCGCAAAGGTATTACCTCTGCTCAGCTGCAGGCAAACGTCCTTTCCAATCCAGATAAATACGATGAAAAGACCGTGAAACAAGCACGGCTTCGTAAAACGCTAGTAGGCTTGAAGAAGAATAAAGACAGCAAACAGGAAGGCTGATGGCTAAGGACCACAGGCTTGAGTTAGATCGTTATCTTGACTACGGTAAAGATCTTTTTACCAAACGAAAGAACCTCAATTTTGATGAGCTTTTTTCGGTTAAAGCAGACAGCGGTGTAGCTCCCTGGACCCTAAACCGCTTTGATAGTACGGACCTTCTGCGTCGTATCCAGACGCGTAAGCTTCAGCTCAACCCCGGTCTTCAGCAGGTAGGCGATGATACGGGCGAGATTGAAGTCTTTGCTGGCATCGGTCGTTTTAACCGTGAGAAGGATTACGACTTCGTCAATGGACGTGCTTTAACTAATCAACGTCCAGAAGAACAACCTGGTTTTAATCCTGTGTGGGGCGAGTACTATTCCCTTAGCCCAACACTTAACCCTGGCAAGCGTGCATCCAATCCAATGCCACGTGCCAAGAATCCAGATCCTAAGGGTTACATCATGGCTCAGATGGAAACCAAAGCTAAGAATGAACTGGAAGGTGATAAGAGTGTCGCCCAGCTTCTCGCTGGTGACGAAGAGGATTAAGTCCTAGCAATTTATAATGAGTAAAAAGGATAGATAAATGAAGCTTGCGGGCCTGCGTAAATTCATAGGAGAAAATATTGGTAGCGTTACAAAGAACGTTTTACCAGGCACCGCCTTAAGCGCAGGTTTCGGCATGCTGGCCGGTGGTCCTACCGCTGGTCTGACCTACGCAGCAACTGATGTCCTTGGCTCACTACCAGCGACAATGCTCGGACGTTACGCCGCACGGAATATCAAAAGCCCTGGCATGCGTAATGCCATTGAAGGTGTGGCCAACGTAGCCGGTTCCATTGGCGGCAGTATCCTTGGCAGTGAACTTCTTGCCGGTGGCCAGCAGCAACAGATCGCCCAACAGATCGAACAACGCTCTGTTGTGAATGATTTGCCGCTTGCGTCCCAGATCTCAGAGCTGTCCCCTGGTACTCAATACCAACTGACTGGTTTACCTTCCAGCCAGCCGTTTGAGCAGCTGTTAAGTCAGATGCCACGTAATTCGTGGACGCAGTATTTAAGTCCAGAAGATCAAGCGATGCTTCAGGGCGTTATTAATCCGAGGCTGTGACATGTTTCAAGATTTCCTCAACAAAGTCACTACAGCCAAGCAAGAGTTAATGACTGGTGCCCGCAAGAGTGCGGAAGCCAGCAAGATTGCGTACGAGAAAGGGGAATACAGTCCGTCTATCCTTAAGGACATCCCAGGACTTCGTGGTGAGTACCACCAACAGTTAAAGAGTCTTGGTGTTTCGATGAGCGAGACGCCGGCCCAAGCAGTCGGCGCCTTCGGCGCTCGTCTTCTTACGGACTTAACGAACGATGGTACCCGTGGTATTTATTGGCGTTATAACCATCCACTTGCCGTCTTAGGTGCAACGGCAGAAGCAGCGATTGGTAAAGAGGCCTACAAGGAGCTGGGACCAACCAAAACAGGTTTAATTACTGCAAGTATCGCTGTACCTGCAACGGCACTTGCTGGGGCGTATAACCTGGCCAATCCTGGCGAAATGTTTAGGCCCAAGGGTTTTGCTCAGGCGTATGCAGAAGAAGGTTCAGAAGATCGCCGTCAAACCAGCCAGCCGGTACCAGAGTTGTTTGAACGTTTCTTCTTAGGACGTACTGGTCGTCCTTTAAATTATGAAACAGCAAAAGAAGATATTCCTTCCTTAACACCAGAACGTTACACAAACTATTTGCGTAATTACTACCAAGACAAAGGATTCCTTGGTCTCATCAAAGGCACCTCTGAGAACTTAGAAGGCGTTCCTGAAGTGCGGATGCTTGGTTATCCCGTCACCATTCCATCGGTTACTACAGCGGCTGGTGGCATTGTTGGTGCAACCGTTGGTATTCGCACTGCACCTCTTGTTAAGAATGCATTCCGCCGTGGCTTAGCCGGCGCTGCACTTGGTGCTGGTGCAGGTGTGATTACCGGTAACTTGGCTAATGCAGCACTTGCTGCTAAACCTGTAGAGAATCAGTTACCTACCACTGCTCAGTATGAAATGATGCAGTGATAGAATTTATTCTATAAAAGACTTATTTATAAATGACGCCGCAAGAGTTAGCCGCCATGCAGGCGGGCTTAGATCCACGAGCTTACTATCAGGATCCTTATGCAGCTGCGCGTGCTGGTCTCATTGATCCTGAAACGTTGCCAACTCGTGGTGCAACAACCATCATTCCCCGTGGTCCACAATTAACTGCTGGCCAACAAGCTCAGCAGTTTGCAACTTCTGCTCTTAAAAAGGTACGTGGTGGCTTAGAAGCAGCAGGTACCGCCCTTGGCGCTGTCCCTACGGGCCGTCTTGGTTTAATTGGTGGCATGGTGGCCCCGGTAATGGGGGCAATTGAGGAGGCACAGGCTGGTCGTCCTACCGGTGCTGCGGGTGCATTGCTCGGTGGTGGTGCTGGTGTGGCAGCGGGGGCGGCAATTGCTAAGGCACTTCCTGGCCCCTACGGCAAGATTGCTTCTGCCGTACTGCCTGCTATCGGTGGCATGCTTGGTGCTCCAGTGGCAGCACAGGCGTCTGAATCGTTCCGTCAGAAAGCTACTGGTGAACCCACCAAAGGTAAGGAAGGTGAGTTCTCCACTCAGATGGCAATGGCCCAGCAGATGGGTGAACTGGGCGCTACCCAATATCGCAATCAGATGGGCACTTACACCAGTGCCATGAAGGATCTGTCGAAGCACTATTCGGATCAAGCTTATTACGACCTCCAGCGCAATGTTCCGATCATTGAGAAGATGAAGAACAGTGAGCTGATTCGTCAACAAGCTCTGATGAACACCCAAGGTCAGCTTCAGAGCCAGCTTGGTGTGCTTGCGACCGCTGGTGCTCTGGCACAAGGTGCACAAGCTGAGACCGGTGCAACACTTCGTACCGCACTGACCGCCGCTCCTTACGCAGGTTCTGTTCTGCAGGCTCCCCAAATTCGCTTTGGTTGATTAATATGGCTGATCCCCTGCTTCCTTTTAGACTGTCTCAAGTCAATTATTCGATGCCAGGGATTAAACCCCTGGATTTGAATTCCAATACCACTGGCCTTGCCGTTGGTACTGGCTTTGCTTTGGGGACAGAGCCTCCTCTTGCTGGTCGCTACGCAGAAGCGGTGAGTGAACCACGCAAGAAGACGGCGGCTGAGAAGATGAAAGAAACCCTGGAGGCAGCGGGTATTGATCCCAATACTCCAATGGGTGGCATGTTTGCCCTCAACTTACTTAATAAGTACGAAGAACAAGATATTGATAAGTTAAAAGAACAGGGTGAGTACTTCTTCGATCTGATTCAACGCAACGCAGATCGCGCCCAAGAGCGTGCTAAGGAAGCAACTGTGATTGCTGGTTTGGTTAATCTGCCAACCCAATTCGAGAAAGCAATGGATCGTCGTTATACCTTCTTCCCTGAAACCTTACAGATGGTGAGGGAGAACGTGATGAAACCATCGTACTTCTCCGGTAATACGATTGCTCAATACCTATAAGTAAAATAGATATCAACGGAGATAAACATGGACTTCTTTACTAATCCTTCTTTTGGTATTGATACCGCCGGTGCTTTCGGTGGCATGGGCGATGCTTTAGGTGGTGGCGGCTTCACGGGTGGTTTTGGTGGATTGAACGTAGGTGGTTTCACCGGTTCTGTTCCAAGCTACGGTGGCGGCGGTGGTGGTGGGTTTGGGGGGCTGGCGACCCTTCTTGCAGGTAGCCTTGGTAATACCCTCCTGGGGCAATCAAACACCCAAGCTTCTGCTGCTAATGCCATGGGTACTGGCATTGGTATGTTCGATGTCAATGCTGGTGTAACTGCTGCTAATCGTCGTCGTTCCTTGTTTGACGAAACGCAAGCACCGATTATTGCTTCCAGGATCAAGATGAATCCCGATTATCGTCGCGGTCAACTGCGTGATACTTTACTGAATCCTGGTCTTGCTGGTCGATACGCTGCGTTAGTTGCTTGATCAACAGACGTTAAAATAAGAAGATAAAAGAAGAGATCGTTTGTAGAGATGTCTTTAAACTATGCCGGGGCAGCGGGGGGAGCGCTATCAGGTGCGGCCACTGGATCCGTCTTTGGTCCAATCGGTACAATTGGAGGCGCCCTTGTTGGCGGCATCTCTAGTCTTTTTGGTGGCGGGGGCACTCAATTCCTTCCTTCCGAATTGATGCAACGTTACATGGATATTGGACTTGCTGATGTCAAGCCCAAAAAATGGAAAAAAGAACTTGATATTGAAGACGCCAAGATGTATCTCCGCTCTGGAGATCGTGGAGCATATGAAAATCAACTACGTAATCTTGTAGAGCTTTACCCAACTGAAACGCGGTATGCCAAGGCACTTCGTCGTAGCCTGAAAAAAGACGTTGATCTAGCAAATCGTGGATTTGATATTGCGGATCAGTTGTATGAAAACGTTGGTCTTACTTTCACGGATCAAGAATACCGTGACATGGCTGATCGCGCAAAGCGCTCAGGCATCCGTGGGCCTTCTGCTTTTGGTGACTTTTTAACGAAGAATCTCATGGCACAAGGCAAGATGCTGACGCCACAACAAGAACAACTGAGTTACATCTTTGGCGGTCGCGCCTTCCCTCGTACGTCTGAGGGTTACTATATGACTTACGGTTCTACCGCAAAATAAAATCATGGCAAAAAAAGATAAACCCAAAGCTTCAAAACCTAAGGAGTCGGCTCCTCAACCACAAAAAGATCCAAAGCAATTCCTTCAAAGCTTTGGATCTAAAATCAGCAAAGGCGAAGTTCAGAAATTTGAAGCCAACTTTCCTGATACTCCTTTAAAAAAAGTTTTTACGTATGCTAAAAAGAATAAAAATGTAAAGCTAAAAGGTGAAGCAAAATCTTATATTAAAAATAAAGGAAAGGTTGTTCCTGTTACTCCTGAAGAAGTTAATAAAGATTTAAGCGGTGGCGGTACTCGTCCAGGGGATGACGGTCGTGGCATTATCGGGATCCTCACGGATGAGCAAATTAAACTCGCTGATGTTCTTGGCGGGTACGACGTAAAAGTTGCTCAAATCGGTGCGGATGCAACTGTTAATTCCGCCAGTATTCGCGGTGAAGCTGACAAGTATGTTGCCGATGCTTATTCCGGAGCACAGCGTTACGGTGCTGAAAAAGAATTAGAAGGCACTAAATACTCCGCAGATAAAGAGTCGGAATGGCGCCAAGCCGTTGCCGGTATCGAAGTCAAGGGTCGCCTGGATCTCCAACCCATCATCAACGCTGGTCTTGAGAAGGTTGCTGGCATCGAAGCACAAGCAAGCCGTGACGTTGCTGACATCACTGGCAAGTACAACGTGGAAGGCATCAAGACTCGCGGTGAGTTTGATGAGAAGATCGGACGTATTAACTTGGCCGGCAGCATGTACGGCCTCATCAGTTCAGCCTTCGGCTAATACTGATTAAAATAGGTACATTACTTAGGGATACCAATGACCAGTTCTACCACCTCTGGTACTTCTACTGATTACTTTGACATTTCCAAGTTCCAGCAACTGTTGGACAAACTGGAAGCATCAAAAGGTCGTCAAAAGCGTCAAGAAGCTTTAGAAGATCGTCGCGGTCAATTTGCCGCTGGTATTGCCAACGTCATGAGCAACTTCTGATTTAAGGTATAGTAAACAATGACAACCAGCGTACCCGCAGGTCAAACCGATGTTGATGATTGGTTTGATCTAGATAAATACAAGCAAGCTGCAGAGGTTGCTTACGGCTTCTCTAAGAAGAAGATGGAAGAGGCTGGCTTACAAGAACGTGAGACGATTGGTAAAGGTGCCACAGAACAAAGAACCTCTGCTGAACAAGCCCAGCAGTTCAAGCAAGCGGACGAGGCCCGAGACTACAAGCAGGCCCAACGAGCTTATCGATATTGAGTTATTCGATCAGTGGGTCGATAACTTAACGTCTTCTGACCAGGAGTTCTTCACGGACTTCGCCAAGAATACCTTCTCCATCATCGAGTGCTACCTCTACGCCAGGTTCCTTGGTTACAGGGGTAGCATCACTGCGTGTGATCATTGGGTGCGTAAGCATTACCCCAAGCCTGATCATCGCAAGAAACTCCTGTACGAAATTGAAGAAATGCAGGAGGACATTCGTAAGCTGCGTGATGACGTAGATAACGGCATTGTGAAACGTGATGCTGGCGTGGCACGTATCGCTGGTATGCAAAAAGAATTACGTGGCACCATTGCACAGATTGAACAGTTTACGGGGAGCAGGGATCGCAAAGGTTTGCTGATGGCTGGAGCTGATCGAGCCATTCGTGAGTTGATGGCAATCTTCAAGGATGATCCAATTGAACTACCCCTGGAAGAAGCTTCAATGAGTGTGTGGGCTAAAATGCAATATGAAGAGAGTTAATCAACTCAATCAATGAATCCTTCTCCGCAAAGTCAATCTGCACCAGATGCTCGTCTTGCGGGTGGGATGATTAACATCGTTCAGCAACTTCAGCGGAATCGAGATCGATTTAGTGGTGCCCGCAAATTACAGGGTGCTCCAATCGGGGGAGAAGCTCAAGAAGGAGCAGAAGTCCTTAACGCCTTACGCAATAGAAAAGCTGATGTCCAAGAACAAAATGCCTCCCGAACTCCTGGCGCACTTCAAGGGAAAGGGCGAGAAGAACAAGGACGGGAGCGAAATGTCGGACAACCAAAAGCGCAAAGCAGCTTTAGATAAGGCACGTAAGTATCAAGATCAAAATCGTAAGAAAGGCAAAGAGTAATGCCATACACCGACGAAGAATATAAAATCATTAATAGCGTCTACGATGCGTTTGCTCCTCAGCGCAGCTCCATTACATCTGCGCGTGCAGCAAATCCTGAAAAGTGGTTTGATTATCAAGATCAACTTAAAGCCTTAGATGCACAGGTAAAGTCCGCGTACGAAAAGGCAATTGAAGATTACAGAAGCAAGTCTTCTGGTTCTGGTAGCGAAGCCCAAAATTTCTTTGATCAATACACAGACGGAATTGCACAAGCAAATACAAATACCGACGAAGGTTTAGATAAGCTTCTTAAAGATACAGAAGAGTTAATTCTCCCTGGAGAAGGCTTTACAGGTCCTTACGATCAGAAAGGCAATCCGACAGGATTTGGAGGAACCGTAAAAGAAGCCTCTGGCCCTAGAGGTGAAAACCTTGGCGAAATTGCAGCAGAGTATGGTAGTGCCAGAAAAGAAAAACCCCAGTGGTTAAAAGATATTGAACGTCAAGTACCACCAGGTAAAGGTTTTACTGGTCCTTATGATCAATTTGGTAATCCAACCGGAGTAGGTGGCACTGTCAAACAAGCCGCTGAAGAAGAAAATACTGACTACTCTATTGCAACTGCTTTGAGTGGTTCCGACGAACAACGTCAACAACAAACATATCAAGCGGAGTACGATCCACAGAAAGCTCAAACTGCGAGTGCAGCAGCTAAAGCGTATAAAAAGGCAGCTTCTACAGAAGATCCTTTCCGCAATCAAGCTGCATTCGGCTAGTATTTAGTCACTACCGGTGATTGAATCTAGTGCCTGCATATCAACACCTTGCATATAGGCGTAATGCTCGTGCGGCTGCACGTAGGCAACAGATTCGTCCAGCAAAAAATCTTGAAACCTTGCAGCAGGCAAGGGAAGATTTTGGCTTCTTTTGTGATTATGTAGCTGATAAACCTCCTGCTGAACACCACAAAGAATGGCACCGGCACTTTGTGACGCAAGAGGACAGCAGTTGTCTACTTAAGATTGCTGGACCTAACATTGACCTTCTTGCGCCACGGGGTTCAGCGAAGAGCACCATCCTTGGTTTGTTTACGGCATGGGCGATTGGCATCCATACGATGGCCAAGAAGCCACTGCAGATCCTGTATCTGTCTTATACCGTTGATATTGCACGCTCCAAGTCGGCAACCATCAAACGGATTATTGAAAGCAAGCGGTATCAAGAAGTTTTCCCAACCGTACGTCTTCTGAAGAATGTCACCAGTAATGAGTACTGGTCCATTGATCATAAGTTTGCTGGCATCGACACCACTGGTGAAGAACAATTCACACTTTGCGCAGCAGGTCTTAAAGGTTCGGTGACCTCCAAGCGTTCTCACTTGGTCATCATCGATGACGCCATCAAGTCTGCAGCTGATATTTCCAATCCTGACATCCGTAAACAGATGCAGGACAACTGGAATGCGGTGATTGCACCCACCATGTTTGAAGGTGCCAGGGCAATTTGTCTTGGTACCCGCTTCCGTCACGACGACATTCATTCAACGACATTCAATCCACAGAACAATTGGATGCAGATTGTGTTGTCTGCAATCTTGAATGATCCCAAGACAGGGGAGGAAAAGTCTTACTGGCCAGAGATGTGGTCCCTGGATTACTTGCGTGAGAAGAAACGGCAAGCACCGATTGCTTTCTCATTCCAGTACATGAATCAGATCGTCAGACAGAACGAGCTGTCCCTGGCGCCTGAACTGATTGTTAAAGCTGAGATTGCTACGGAATTTGATGCGCTTGGCATTGGTGTTGACCTTTCTGCTGGTACAAAAGAAAAGAATGACTACACCGTGATGGTCTTGGGTGGACGTATTGGAGATGCCGTTCACATTATTGATTACCGTAGGCTTCGGGTAATGGGTAACCTTGAAAAGCTGGATGCCCTTAAGGAGCTTCTCAACGACTGGTCGATCCTCGGCAAGGATGATAACGGCAATTACTTCCCCACCTACTCCACGTGCGACATCTGGAGTGAAGCAGTTCAGTACCAGGCTTCCCTGGAGGCCGACTTCAAGCGAGTTTGTTTGACCAATGAGAGTTTGTATAACTTGATCTGGCACCCCGTGAAAGGATTCCGGTCAGATAAGTTGGCACGTTTCCGTGGCATTATGGGCATGTTTGAAGATCGGAAGATTATCTTTAATCGCTTCCGCAACTTCACAGCAATGTTTGAGGAACTGACTAACTTTGGTGTTAGTAGCCATGATGACTGTGTTGATGCATTGGTGTGGCTTGTGACCGGCTTGGCACGGAAAGGTCAGCTTCAAATTGATTACTAAACTTAGAATAAAAAGAAAAGTAATAACGCCGCCGTGGGTCCGGAGTACATAGCAATTGGCCTTACAGCCATTGTATCTGCTGTTACAGGTGGATCCTGGGCGGCGAATAAAATACTTGATAGGCAGCAGGAGAGAGTCCAGCAGGCCTTTGATTACATTGGATCTCAAAAACGTAGGATTGACATCTTGGAAGACCAAATCAACCGTATGCCAATGGAATACGTTCTCAAGGTTGACTTCTTAAGAGAGATCCAGGAGATGCATAGCAACTTCCGTGAAATAAACAATAAACTTGATAAGCTAATGGAGAAAATACTCTCGGCCAAATGAGTTACATTCTTGAAGTCTTAGAGGACGACAACGGGGATCAATACATCATCTTTCCAGATGAAGTAACAGAAGAACTTGGTTGGCAAGAAGGCGATCTTCTCAACTGGGATGTACGAGGCGACGGTATCATCATCTCTAAAGTTAACGATCCTTCTGGCTACGAAGTCATAGAAGATTAAAATAAAGGAACGTAGGAGAAGGTATGGATTTCGAATTGGCTGGTCGTTATTTTGGCAGTGCGTTTGGCTCGGCACCTGTCGACTTATTAATGCAAGTACAGCCAACGGAAGACCTTCCGATGAAAGCGTATGAAACGATGGGACAGATCACGTCTCCTCGTGTGCCATCTCCGTTAAAAGCATATGATTTTGTTGCGCCCAAACGTCAGGCTGGTCGCTTCTCTACAGAGCCACTGAGCAAAAGAAAAGCCAGGTAAAATAAAGAGATTACAACCATAGATAAATGATACGTTATTACGGCGAGAGTAATGTCCCTGGTGCACCAGGACAATCTTTCCTTGCTGGCGGTAATTTCATAGGTGGTCAAGGATTACAAATTAATCCTGAACCTCACAATCAAATGAAGCGTCAGCAAAAGATTTACAACAAAGGAATGGGTACTGACAACCCAAACGAAAAAGAGATCTTCCTCCGTCGTACCGGACCTCAACTTCCGTTAGCCCAAGCATTCCCTGGTATGGCTGCAGGCCAAGCAATGGGTAATGCCGGCGCTTTAGGTGGTGGTATGGGCATGGGTCCCGCTTTTGGTCCTAGGCCTTTTAACGTTGATGTCAACGCTGTTGATGATCGCCTTGAGTCCATTGGTGGTAGCACCAACATTCAACTTGATCGTAATCAAACCTTACGTCTAGGCGGAAGCTTCAATCCTGCTTACACAGATCCAATGGGCATGCAGATGCCACAAGGTTTTTCCCTGCAGGGTTCCTATGAAACTCCAGGTATTGGTATTAACGTCAATTATCGCAATACTGGGCGCGGTCGTGGTCCGCAAGGTATGCCTGGAATGGGCGGACCTGGTGGATTCCCTGGTGAAATTCAAGCAGGTTTTCGTGGAAAATTTTGATAAACACAAATAAAGAAAACTGCTACCATTAAAAGAAAAGGGGAATAGTTGATGGCTGACGCTAAGGCCAGGCTTCAAGAAATCATCAATGCCTATCTTGATAAAGATAGCAACATTGTTGTTGATACTGGCATTGTTGCGTCCCACATTGCTCAGATGAAACTCTTTGGCATCCGCCAAGGAGTTGAGTTCTTCCCGACCCAGGACAACTTCGGTGCACAACGCAAGGATTTCCTTGATCGTGTACTGAAGTACAACAAGATGGATACACGCCTGGATTCTATCTGGGAGTATTTCCTTTGTGATGGCCAAGGGCTTTTCTATATTCGTCCAACCAAAAACAACTACCGCCTCTATTACTTCCGTCAGCACGAATACCGTTCGTACTACAACGTCGACGGTGAGCTTGATGAGGTGGTGATCATCTATAGCTATAAGGTCAAGCGCGGCAACGGGTTTGGCGATCAGATCAATACCACCAACATTACAGGGTCTAGCTCCACATACAACCCTGGAGCAAAACGCTACATTCGTTTGTCGATCAAAGCAAACGAAATTGAAGAGACGCATTCAGAAGGTGAACTCACCTTTGATATGCCCACTTACTCAATGACAGGTAACACCAAGAAGTTACGTAACTCCCTTGGTTTCATTCCCTGCGTTGAGATCTTCAATAATCCTCAAGGCTTCTCATCGGAAGGCATCGGTGACTTTGATTCCATGGCGAATCACATCGTCACCCATGACGACTTGATGCGGACGATTCGCAAGAACATTACCTTCTTTGGTAATCCGACTCTGCTGTCGTCTCGTCCCAAGACTGACCTGATTGAGTCCGGTGGCGACTCTGTGGTTCAGCGTCCATCGATTGCAGCGAACTCTGGTTTTGCAAGTCCGTCTCCCATGAGTCGGTCGATGTTCAAAGCTGATCCTGTCAGCCGTGGTGTTGATGGTCAGCTCAGGGTGCCGCGTGTGATCGCAAACCTGGAGCCTAACGACCGAGTTGGTTACATCGTCCCAGATGCCATCACTGGTGACCAAAACTCTTTCGCTCGCCAATACCGGGAAGAGATTCGTACTGCCCTTGGTGGTGTGGACGAACTTTCGATTTCAGCTGGTGTTACTGCAACGGAATACAAATCACTCTTCGGTCGTGTTGCTGCAACATCAAAGAAAAAAGCAAATGCTATTTACACACATGGCATCTGCAGGTGCCTTGAACTAATTATTTATCAAGAAGAACAGCTTTTCCGTTCCACTTTGGCTGCAGCTGCTGGTATCGAGAAGCCAGTACCTCTGCCTCCTGGCGCACCAGCAGAAGCTGAGCAAGGTTATCAAGACGCATTGCAAGCGTACAACGACCAGCTCAAGAAACTTATGATGGCGTTAATTGAGACCCAGATGATTCCACCCGGAGTTACTGGTCTCATACCGGATGGTGATGTAACCGTCCAGTGGCGCTGGTTGGGTCCCGTTTACGAAGACTCGACTCAGGATATCCTGAACAACTCCATTGTTGTAAGAAACTTACAAGAGTTAGGTGTTGATAGCATTGAAGCACTGAAATACCTCTTCCCGTCTAAGACGGATGAGGAACGGGCCTCGATGCTCTCGGGATTCCCGTTCAGGATGGTGAACGAATTACAGGGTGCATACTCTCAATTCGCTCGCCTTGTGGGGGGAATGATGCAGACTCCTCACCCGCAAGCACCGGATCTTCCGATGGCTGCGGATCCAAGATTGGATTTAACTCCATATCTGTATCGAACATTAGAAGCTCTACAAAAGGAGATGAGTTATGCAGGACGCTACCGTCCAATCGATCCCACAGACGAGCCCGGTTCCGGCAGCGGTGGCTCCCAGCAGCTACGTGGCACCAGCACCCAGCAGCTACCAAGCAGCTCCGAACCAGGGTCCAGTGGCGTATCAGGTGGGTACCAGCTACCCGCAAGCAGTACCGCAGGCGGCCCCCAGTTACCAATCCGCCCCTACTCAGTACGCCCCCCAATCCCAATCGGAGGCGACGGGCAATCCATGGGAATCGGCGTTCAACAAGGTGGTGAACCTGCTGAGCAGTCCGGTTCAATCCCCGTTCCAGGGTCAACCCTCTCAGACGACGCAATTCAGCCCAGCCAATTACGGCCAAGTCAGCGCCCAGGGTACGCAACAATCGGCTCCGCAGACCTGGCAAGCCAACCCGACATCCTCGCCCAACTCTTCCCCAACCTCCTCTCAAGTATCCTTGGAGCAGGTGGCGGATCTGCTCCAGTGGAGTCCGGAAAGCCGGTACGTGGTAAGCGCGTACGGCGTGGAAGCTCCCGCAATTCTCAATAACTATGCCCTCCAACTGGAAGGCATGCTGGATAGTGCAGTTGCCTGGGGCACCGAAGCCAAAGATCTGATCGAACAGTACGCCGAGTTTGCCGTCAACGAGCGTCAAGAGAACCAGGCTTACAACCAGATCCTGACCAACCCTGACATTCTCAGCGATTACACCCTCCAGTTCTTCGGTCCTGAAGGTCCGTACCCTGTGTACGAAAGCGAAGCTGAGCTTGCCACCCCTGGTTACCCAACCGAAATGGTGGATCCCAACACTGGTTACATGCCTGCTCCTCCTTCGGCTTCTGCTCCTCAGCAGCCCGAAAACTTCTGGGGTACCTTCAAGCAGCAGATGGATTTCGATCCCAGCCAAGCTTGGCGCATTCTGAACCAAGCTCAGCCTCAAGTTGTTGCTAACAAACTCTTTGTGATGGAGTGAGGCCATGCGTGGCTCTCTTAAATATGGTGTTCCTATTGCAGCTGGTTTAGGTACCGCTGCTTATGGCGCCGCACAAGGAGCCGAGCCTGGAGAAGCTGCACTGATGGGTGGCGCTGCCACCCTTGGCGGTGCAGCTGGACTTCTTGGAGCTCGTGCACTTGCAGGTAAATATAATCCTGCATTGATTGCTGCAGCACAAAAACAAGTCACTCAACTTGGCAACAAAATTGGTGACGTAGCACGTGATCTTCCAGCCGAAGGTTTACGGCGTAAAGCAGCTAATGTTGCAGCTGATGTGGTTTCTGCAGCAGATACTCGGTTGTTTGGTGATCCCCTGGCTGGTGTATCGGCAGCAATTCCGTTCCCAACTCAAGGTGTTCAACGCAACATCGGTAAAGGTATTGCGGCTGGTTTAGTTCCGGCTTCTGCTCTAGCAGCAGGCGTGGGCGGTATGGCAGCAGCTCAGATCCCTGGAGCCCTTGGTGTACCAGGTTTTGTTCAACAGCCTGCCCTTGATCCCGAGTCTTACGGTTCTAGCAATTCTCTGGGTGCTCGTTACAAAGCTCCCACTATGCAGTACGTGTAATAAATAAATTACCGACTGCTAAAATTTGTGTTAGATAAGACATATTCATGTCTGAATCTTTCACCCGATAAAACACTTCCTGCGACACTGGAGGATAAAACAAAGTGTTCATTGATAACGACTTTCCAAAGATTCTGGGTGCGGAACTTTACCGTCCCCACCCTGCGTATATCGCAGAAATGGCAGTGGAGCCTGTGGTGGTCCACGACTTCACCCGTCAGCCTGGTCAAACCGTTCAGTTAGACCGCTATAAGTTCTGGGGTACCCCTGGTACTAAGGACAGCCGCGAGCGCGTGTCCGACCAGACCATCGGTACGGCCAACAGCCGTAACATCACCAAGGAGAAAGTCCTGGTGGTGCTTAAGGAGTACACCGGTCCTGCAGATCCGGGTGATCCGACCCAGCCTTCGACCTTCAAGATCGCTCGTGAAACCCTGATTACCGCCCAGCGTCTGCTGCTGGACACCGGTAATCTGAACATGTTCCACCAGTCGATCGGCAGCCTGACCCTGCTCGACGACTATCGCCGGTGGCGTGACCGCGTCTTCATTGACGAACTTGCCAAAGCCGAAGCAAACGGTGCCGCTTCTACTACCCAGGGTGGTTACTACTTCGCTGGTGGCAAGACCAAGAACGCTTCTGGTCAAATCACCTACAGCGGCGCTGAGTATACCGCTGAAGTGCAGCAGTTCCAGGTGCGCACTGACCTTCTGACCGTTGTTAAGGACCTGCGTAAGCGCAACGTTCCTACCTTCGCTGATGGTCTGTATCGCTGCATCTGCGATCCCACTTTCATGATGCACCTGCGTCGTGATCCTGACTTCCGTGAGATCGTTCGTTACAGCGGCAACCCTGGCCAAGGCATGTACATGGGCAACCCCATGATGCCTAACAATGCCAGCTTCTACATGGGTCCCCAAGCTGGTCAGGGTTACTTCCTGGCTGGTGAACCTGTGATGCCGACTGGTGTTCAGTTCGAAGGTGTGAAGTTCTTCGAGTCGACCAACTTCCCCACCAAGAACGTCAACGCTTCGTTCGACGCTGGTTCC